AAAAGCAATGATATTGCTGCTGATCCTGCCATAACTCCAGTTGGATCTAGCTGAGCCAACAAAGCAATAACTCCAGCTATCTCGCCTACAACCAAAGCAGCAACTATCACTGACTTCTTAGCATCAATTGATACATCGCCAGCTTTGATCATAGCTGACATGCATAAGATTATGGAATCAACAGCTGCGGTCGCTCCTGCCATTTTTGACTGGTCAAGACCGGATAGTATAGCTATAGCCGCAGTTAAAATTACAATAGAACCAGCAACGGTCATCATCATAACACCAGCTCTAGCAGCATATTGTCCAGCGCTAGCGCTAGCTTTAATTAGACCCCCAATAGGTATCATCAGTGCAATTAGATCCGTTATGCATTTAGCCATTGTCTTAAAATCGTACTTCTGTAATTTCTCAAATGCAGCAAGTAAAACATGTAGACTAACAGTAAATCCAAGTAGTAATACGGCTGCTTTAGAGGCATTCGGACCAGCTTTAGCAGATGCCTTAAATAACAGCATCATCGTTCCGAATACGGCTACAAATTGTTTCCATCCTTTCTTCATGGAACTAAAGTCCATCTTAGAAATTTTAGACATTACTTTAGCTAATCCGTATATTGCTACCACGGAACTTAACAATGTAAGCGCTCCTCTAGCTCCGCCTAAACCATTCGCTTTTCCAACAGCAATCATAAGAACCGATAACGATCCAACAGCTAATACTAAAGCACCAATAGTGCTCCCAGCATCTTCAATATTGTAATTAGACAACCCTTTTATAGCTTTAACCATCAGTAGTAGAGAGGCTGCTAAAGATACAATTTGAAGAGCTCCAGCAGATGCTAATTTGGCGTTAGCGCCCATTGTATATTTAGTTAATGCCCCAGAGCATATAGTAATTACTCCAACTAGACCAGTTATTACTCCAATGTTAATAGCCATAGACTTATTGATGGTCACATTTTGAAGTTTTTCTAATGCTATCGTCATTAGTAAAATACTTCCAGCGATAGAAATTACCATGGCCGAAACTCCGGAGAATCCTTTTGCTAACTTTTCTGTTGAAATAGAACCGATCGCGTAAGCAAATGCTGTTAATGCTGCTCCCAATATTCCTATCAAGACAACGGCGCCTTCGATTCGATCCTGAGGTAACACGGTTAGCAAAGCTATAGATCCTACTAATATAGCTACGGCTTTTGCAATTTTAATCACTATGTCAGCTTTGATAGAATCCTGCCAAGTTTTAAGGGTTAGTGCTCCTTGATTCATTAATTTAATAAAGCTGTTAGCCATTGCTGATGGTAATGCAAATAAACCGCCAAATCTGTCCGTAAGAACCTGTAATAATTTAGAGAGATTATAAAGGGCCTTTACAGAAACCCCTCCTAACAAGATAGTTAAGATATTAGCTGTATTAACCTTTCCGGATTTGTCTTCAATGAAAGAAAATACACCATCAAATGTATCAATCATCGTTTTCTTAAATCCGGCTGCCTGATCGGTCCAACCTTTTAAATATCCTGTTATCTTAGACCTAAGAGAATATAATTTCGAAGTAAAAGAATCTATCGAATCTCCTGCTCCACCAAAACTCTCTTTAGCAATTGCTCCTATTCCAAGAATAGTACTGAGTAAAGCTTTGAAATCTATATGGCCAACTTCTTTACAATGATCAATAAATTCATCAATCAGTTTCCCAGCATTTTCACCAAAGTCTTTTATATCCGGCCACAGTGTTTTAACTATTAATTCATCTAACAGTTTTATTACTTCCTGTGTACCTTTCCAATTCCATATCGCTTTCGCAAAGTACTCGACATTTTTGATGGAGAACGCTATTGCCGATGATATCAGATTAACGCCTTTGGCCACTACATCAGATACCTTCGCAAACTTGTCAAATTGAACGATTCCATCGCCGAGAACAGCAGTAAGATCGAGTACACTATTTACAGATACTCCCAATAATTTAGAAACTATCTGTAAAGCGATTTTAAGTCCTACGCCAAGAACATTTTTAACAATTTTTACAATTGTAAACAGGCCCTTTAAAGTTCGATATAATTTATCAACTTTATCTCTAGACATTATCAGTTTCTTGGTAAAGACTTCGAATGCATCAGTTATGTTTTTTATTTCTTTTGCATTCTTTTCTGGGAATATAGCCCTATAAGCAACTCTAAATGTATCCAATACTCCTACTGCGGCTGCCATTACGTTAACAAATGAACGCATTAAAGAATTTCGCCCACCCATTTTTTTCCAAGCGTCAAGGGTGGCATTCTTAGCTGCAAATGTTTTTACGATGTAGTTACCGATTATATTGTCTAAGAAGCCCCAAAGTTTTTTAGATTCTTCGAAGTTACCAAATATCGTTTCCCAAGTATGTTCCCATCCCGAGCCAATAGCTTCTTTCCAAGCAGCAAACATCTGTCCGGCATCTTTAAATTCAGAAGCAGCAGCATATGCTTTTTGACCAAGTTCTGTGGTTTCATCAGTATACTTGCTAAGTGTCTGAACAAGAACATCAGTAGTCATCCACTGATACTGAAGGTTATCATTCCAGTTTTTTGTAGCATTGAATGCGTCAGATGTAGCCCCTTTAGCATTTGTAGTTGTGGTGTAGTAGTCTTCACCCTTTTTAACGACTGTTCCTAGAGCAACGGCAGTATCAAGCAAGTTCTGTTTGAAATCCATTGTTGCCATATTAGCAACTTCAATTGATTTCCAGTCGATAAGCTTTACGTATCCGGCTGATAATGCCTGAGCAAAGTTATACATTGCGTGAGACGCCTGTTCTGCATTTGCACCAGAAATTGCCGCTTCGTTTGATACACCTTTGATTGCCGCAACTGCGTCTTTTAACCCAACACCAGCATTCGTAAACTTTCCAATATTTGCGGTCATGTCTGAGAACGAATAAATAGTTCTATCCGAATACGTATTAAGTTCGTCAAGATACTTATTTACCGTAGACAAACTTTCTCCAGTGGACATAATAATTGTCTGAATAGAGTTCATCTTTAATTTATATTCGTTCCAACCATCGGACATACCATCAAAAGCTAAAGCAGATACTATTTTTTTGCCTGCGTCAACAGCTGCATTCGTAAGTCGATTCAGCACACTCATAACTACGGTATCCATAGCTGAGAATTTGACTTGAACTGCTTCTACCGTTCTGCCCATTCCGTCCATGTTGAACTTTTTGGTCTCATTTTGAAATTTAGCAAGACTCTTTCCAGACTCACTAAAGTCGATGCTTTTCTTAAGAGCTTCTATAGATTTTTGACTTTGACGAATTTTTTTCTCGAATTGTCCATTCTCAAATTGCATTCGAACAACGTCGTCTTCAACAACTTTACCCATTATCCAGTGACCTCCTTCCAAGCATCTTTAGCTAGCCTATCAAATACCGGTTTTAAAGCCGGGTTAATATAGTCAACCCCCTGAACATATCCACCATTTCTAGTTCCATGTCCATATTGTAGAATAATAGCTATATTCACATGGTTCACTACATTAGAATTTTTAAAAACCAAACTTACTGACCCATTGCCACGAACTATTTCATAATACCACGATGCTGCTGTTACTCCAGTGTCAACAGGAGTTGCAGCCTTGAGGGCAGCTACGCCTTCACGTCCGTACTTGTTTAATATACCAACGTTAACGCCTTCCAAAAGTTTTTCGAAATAATTATCGAGCTTTTTAAAGTTACCCTCAAGTTTGCATCTGATCATGTCATTTCTCCTTATCTAATTAACGCAGAAGATTCTACAAATCCTGTATACTTCTTTCCTTTAATGGTTACAGCACAAAGTAACCATACAGATTTTTTATACTTGCTGAAGTATCCGTAGCATTCAACCTTTCTCCCAGCTGGAATTTCAACCATAAGCTTTTTGTTCCATCCAGCGTCAATACGCATAGGAGTTTTCTTAGAAGTTTTATATGAGCCCTTATAAAAACAGCTCAAATGTGCTGCATAACAAGTAGTAGTCGTTATTCCACATGGTGTGTTAATTACTGCATCTACTTCTTTCATAACGGCGTTGACATCATAATGCTTTTCTTTAAGATTCGATTTATAATCTTCTCCCCATTGACCAGCGATTACTTCTCTTGCTACTGTTTTAACTTCTTTACCGGCATGGCGGTGAGTGCTGGTACTGATCTTTGGCGGATCAGCATCGTATTTTGGCGTGATGAATCCTCTTATGAATTTGCCATTGATGCTTACCGTTCTCTTCTTAACAGAATCTTTATAATTACCTTCTGTTACGACAAAGTAGCCTTCATTCCTATTAACATAGGTAACCATTCCAACATGCTTTGGTGTTCCTTTGTTGTCTCCAACTCCATTATCCTTCCAATCGTAAAGACAAGCATCTCCAATTTTAGGGATGTAACCATCATTCTCTTTCCAGCAACCAATTTTCTGAGCCTTTTTAATAAGATAATAACAGCTGCACTCAACTGGCATGATATCAGTATATCCAAGGGCAATTGCTACTGCAGACCAAGTTGTAGCGCACCACGCCATTCCAGGTTTCATAGTAACACCTCTTGGTTTCGTTTTCTGTTTGTTGTAAATATCAAGAATGGATTTATAAGATCCATCTTTTTCGTTTTTGCCAACCCAAGAATTAATAAGGTTAACAGCCGCTTTTCGTGTTCTGGCCATATTATCACCCCTTTGTATGTAATTCTTTTTTTCTTCGTTCATTTTCTTTCTTTTGCCATCTACGGATTTCTTCATTGGTCATTTTCTTAGGAGGATTTGTTTTTACCGTGTACAACTCTATGAGCATAAAAACGCGTCTAATATTCCATTTCTCACAGGGATCAAATGGTATTCTAGCCATAGCTAAGTAAGCATATATTAGCTCGCTTGTTAATGTCTCCGGTTTCCCTTTATCGTCATCACCAATTGTAAAAACCCTAGATGCTGTAGCTGGGTCCTCGATATAGTCAATTATTTTTTTAAGTAAACTATCATCAAGTCGCTTAAAAAACTCAACCTTATCGAAAGACCCAACTATCATACAGTACATATAATCAAGAAACTCTTCGTCGGTTAGAGTTCCCTCATCCATAGATTTCAATAATGGTTTATGCCATACTTGCTCCCATTTTGAAATTGCTATTAGGGAATGCTCGAGCTTAATCTTAGTAGGTTTTACAACCTTCCCAAAAGTTTGAGTTTCTTGATCAAACGGCTCATATCCAGGAAGAATTAATTCGAGCATTATTATCTCCTTAGTTTGCTTCTTTCACAGCGTCATCTGTAGCTGCTACAGATCCTGCTACTTCTGCCATTGCTGCTGAAATCGCCTTTCTCTGAGCATCGCTTAATGTAGCATCGTCATATACTCCGGATTCCGCCGCTTTCTTGATCTTGTCATTTACTTCGTCAGGCATGATATTAAGCAGAAACTCGGAAGCTTTTGCTTCGTCCATACAAATTTCCATAAAGAACTTGTCATATGCTGCAGTAGCCTTGAACTCTGCCAGTGCTTCAGGAGTCTTTGTAAATGTACGGCCGTCAAGAGATTTGATTCCGTAAGATGCATCAATAATCTTCTCAAAAAGATTCATGATATCCGGCTGAGACTGTTTCTGCACCATAAGGCTCATGTATGATGTTAAGCCCCCGTTAAGGCTTGTTTCCAATTTTAAAATTTCACTCTGAGTAAGATTGAAGTAGAAATCTTCAGATCTCTCATTTCCGTCAAAGTCCTTGTAATTGATAGTTTTGATAAGCATAATTTAGTCTCCTTTCATTCTTAAAAATCCCAGTCTGCATATTTCAGCAGACTAGGAAAAACTTTATTCTGTTTTAAGTGTTACGCCTGTAAGTAAGTATTCTTTTGTTTCTGTCGCGCCTTTGTTAGTTGCTTTAATCAAGATAGACTGCTTATTAGTGTCCTTGATCTTAAGAACTGCCTGATGATCAGACTGGGGAAGTTTAGATGGGCCAGATGTTCCATTTTTAACTTCAACCGTTAATGATTCAGGGAAACCACTCTTTGGAGCAATGTCAAGAGCGATGTAATTACCACTCTGTTCGTCGACTTTACTGCTGAATCCAGTATAGCCCGTCACATAGTTAAGAGTACCAGAAATTACTCCAGTACTCTCATTCACCTTGATATTTGACTGAAGGTCAGCTGCCTTCTTGCCAAACAGGTCATCTTCTCCTGTAATAGGAGTTGCAGAGACGTCCAGTGACGGGTCAGTTATTTTAAAAGTTTAATGATCTCATCTGGAAGAAGCAATTTAGCTTCTGTATCTTCTGTTCCATACAAAGCATCCTCGATCTTCTTCATCTTGGTAGCTTCGACCTTTGTAGAATCGATCTCTAGGTGCGCTGTTGGCTTAAAGCCATCAACTGTAACTGGTGTTGTTGAAAGCTCCCAGCTGAATGAAATTGCCTCTGGGGAATCATTTACTGTCTGGAAGCCTTTCTCGGATGGAGAAGCCTTAGCTCCGTAAATAATGTGAATCTTGTAACCATAATCGTTACTCTTTACATCATTGCCGAGCAATGTGCGGTAAGAGAAACCAAATGTGTCTCTGTTCTGCTGACCAATAGTAACTCCCTTGGTAATCTCAGCTGTTCCATTACATCTGTCGAATGCTTCCGGATAAGTATAAGCTTCGATTGTAGCTCCAAACTCCTCTGCTGACATAAGGCTTAGATACTTCATGTTATCAGCATATACAGCAGATGCTTCTGCTCCGGATGGAGATTCTGTAACTGCAGTGAGACCGTTCCATGCAGAACCAGCGCCATATTCACCATCAATAACTGGATAAATAACGCCATGATCCACACCGGTCTCGTACTTACGTTCTCCGGTTTTGTCCCATGTTAATTTAGACATGTTTTTCCTCCTTTAAAATATAATTACAAAGACCGAATGATACAGTCCATCTGATAAGTAAGATCTGTTAAATCTTGCCGTTGGTATTTCCACTATCTTATCGACTAATGTGTCATCCGGGTCTTTAGTTACCACTTCTACTGAGTATTCTTTATCAATACTATAGTTCTTGTTATCTGCCGATCGAATATTGTAATCATCGACAGAGTATATTACTGCCGGATATTTGATGTTCTTTATAACTTTTTGCCCAGCACCGGATACATTGGAAGGTGGCTGGAAATATACATTGGCACACTTACCAACAATATCTTTTAAATATCTATCGAAGTCAAGTCTCGTCCTCATTCCACAGCTCCCCCAATGTTATTATAAGTCTAGGGGCCTGTGAAGCATCAACTTCTGTTGCCTTCCACTTAGCCCCCATAAACTCAATCCATCTCATGTCAACGAAATGATCACGTATATAGGCATCGCCGATAACACTTATCTGATTAGAGATTGAAATGTTGTATGAAATCTTCTCTTGCGAATCCTGAAGACGTCTCGTATTACGAAGAATATCTCCTCGATAGATACGTTCCGTTATTTGCTCAGTCCAAACTGATTGAGCTGTTTCCACCTGTTCAGCAAAGCCGATCTTGCCGTACCATCTATTCACGATCATTTCCTCCCATTTTGATTAGTTACCGCTGACTCCAGTTCCTGATCCAGCAGATGCCTTGCTAAGGTCTGCTGTAGGAATTTTTGTCTCGATTGCAATGGCAGATAATGGTTTGATCAGAGCACCAGAGATACGTGTCTCGATAAGATACTTCTGAGCGTTGTAGTCGATATCGAAATCATCGAACATGTTAATAGCTCCGCCCTTGTCAGCACCAATGTTGTAATCCTGCAGGTTTACAATAATACCCTGAAGAGCTAATGTGTCAGTCTTGTCTACACGGCTAAGACCTTCCATAACTGGAACGGAAACAATCTTAGATACACGGCACGCTGTAGCCAGCTTCTCGATGTTGTCGTAGATGATACGTCCATTCTTATCCTTCAGCAGTAAGCACTCAGTAATGATTGACTCTGGAGCGAACAGCTTTGGATTACCAGAACCCTTGTATTCGATACGTGCTCTTACACAAGCCTCAATAAATGCTGTAGCCTTCTCAGCTGCGGTTGACTCTTTTGTGATCGGAATAGCATACTTGATTGTGTAGAGATCAGCATCTTTCCAAATTGGACGGATATTGTCCTCTTTGATGTGATCGTCGCTGGATGTAAGACGTCCATCACCAACCAGAACTGCTCTTGCGATTTCCTCGTTTAGCATCATTCTCATTTCTGTTTTCAGCCAAACGATTACGTCGAAATCTGTAATATCAATTACATCATCACGATCAATCTTCTGTTTCTTGTAGATTGTCTGCGGGGTGGTTGTTCTCTTAAGTAATGAGAACACTTCTTCCTTCTTCAGTTTGCCTTTAATGTAACCTCTTGCACGAGCTTCATCCTCACGCAGGTCTGCAAATGTAGACTTGATTCTTGAGAATGGCGTGTGATGTACACCGTTCATTACCTCGGTTACCCATCCCTGATCTCTTGCAATGAACTCAGGCGGTGTGTTTAAGTTTTTGGCATCCGGGAACAGGTACTCAATATTTGTAATACCATGAGCAAGGAATGATTCTTTCATAGAACCATATCTCTTACCGTCCTCGATAATCTCCTGCATTTCGCTGTGGGACAGAACGTCTCCGTTGTCTGCATTGTTACCTTCGAATAAGTTATGTGCAATTGCACCCATGTCGTCATCCTCCTCTTCATATTCTTCGGAATCGTCATCATCTTTGTCAGGATCTTCGTCGTCATCTTTGTCAGGATCTTCGTCGTCATCCTCCTCTTCATATTCTTCGGAATCGTCGTGATCCTCCTCTTCATCCTCGTCCTCGTATTCATCTTCGTCTTCGAGAGCGTTAGGATCTTCTGCTAATGCACTTCCTACAGCCATGTAGAAAGCATCCTTCTGTTCTGGCGTCATTGTATCAACGACATCCTGAATGCTCTTATTATCCACTTCGTCTTCTCCTTTCTCATCTGAGTGCATAATCTCAAGATACTCTCCCGAATAAATATATGCCTCATAATCATCATTGTCAATTGTGTCGCCATGTGCTAAGGCAACATCTTCAATGTATGCTCCTGGATTTGCTCCTGCAAGAACAAGGCTAAGTTCTTTAATTTCACCATGCTGAACATATGGCCCACGCTGCTGAAGATGATTAGCCCAAATGCTAAGCGAATCCATATCTCCGTGCTGAACAGCATCTTTCGCGATTTGACCATTATCTGAACCGTTGAAATATCCGTACGCATAAATACCATCTTTTCGGCATTCCATATAAGCATGCCCAAGCACGCCATTAATGTTATCGTGATCATGGTTATACACTAATGGAACTTTAGCGCCATCGATATCATCAAAAGCACCATGCTGAATAATTCTTCCATCAGCGCAAAGAATACCAAACTTTGTAGCCCAGCCCTTAAAGTCGCAATCGGCATACTTTGAGCGTTTAGCTCCCATTTTGAATTCCTCCTTTATTGTTCTTCTGTTTCCTCGTCAGCAGAATTTGTATTATACATCTGATCCAATTCAGTGTTCGACGCCGAAATATTATTGTTCGTCAGCGTATCTGCCTTAGGATCATCTACTGGCCTTAGGCCAATTACTTGACGGAACTCATTGGACGTCATGATACAGTTTCTCGTGAACTTATCAGCAAGCTCTGCAAGATTTGTAGTAGACACCAGTTTGAATGGGTCCCTGAAATATTTAATTGCATGCCCTTTGGTCCTAGCAGTCTTTGTTAAGAACTTCCGATTCATCTCATCTACGACTGCTGCAAGTATTGGCTCAACTATACTATTGTAGTAGTTATTCATTGTATTCTCGTCTGCTGTGCCATTGAGAATCTCTACCGTCATTCCAAGCTGAGAGAATAACAAATTTGTGAAATACTCTACCTGCTTGAGTAAATTGTTTTCAATCGACCTATTGAGCTGCGTTACATGCTCAGTAGAATCGATGTAAGCAATGCCGTATTCCGAGCTTGCCAATTGTTCAGTAAGTTCTTTACGACGTTCTTTAGCCTGAGCTCTCTTTGCTTCGGACTTAATCGTATATGGCAACTGAATAATCAAATCAAGCTTATCAGATCCACTTCGATCATCTATGAAATCGAGAATTGCAAGCTTTCTTTTCAGTCGATGTGCCGTTGAATTCTGTGCATTCATAATTGCATAGAATGGATTTTCAACGATCGCGACCATTTTCTTTGGAAGGTCCATTTCCTCGAATTCACCAGTGTGATCATTGTAGATTCGCACTCTAACATGGCGCGGATACCAATTGATTATCTTTGCTGTACGCATCGTCTGAATATCGTAAACGTTGCCATGCACAGGGTCCATAGTCGTATCAATCGGAACTATAGCAACGCATCCTTCGTCAAGAAGTTTCAGGAAAATATCCTGTTTAAACGCTCGCGATGTCTGATCAATATTGGCTTCCATTGTTAAACAGTAGTTAAGCCCATCCTCAACGTCGTCAGTAAAGCGTTTGTCTGCGTCTAGCATGACGTGTTCTACGTCAATTGCTGCGGCATCTACGGATATCTTATTGTAGATCGTTGTAACGATTGACCGCTCATTTCCCATCGTAAGTCTAGGACGAGATGGATTGTCATAACTCACTGCGCCAAGACCAGTTCCATTTTGATACGCTGTTGGATCTTTGTTCATAAATGCATTCCAACCATGCTTTAATCTGTTCATAAAACCCATAAGTAATCTCCTTATTTAGTAAGGTAATCCAGATAAGCTTTGCCTGCACGCTTAGCTTTATTGAAAGATCTGCTTACTTTCTTAGATTTCTTCTTAGCTGATTTGTAAGCTTTGCTGGCATCTCTAGAAACTCTATTGTATTCTTTCTTAGCTGACTTATATGCCTTGTTAACATTCTTCTTTGCCGATGTTACATAAGGTTTAGCATCATTGGCAAGCTTCTGACCAGCTCGTTCAATTTTGTACTCTGCCTTTGATCTGACAGAATTTGCCTTATTGCGTGCTTCTGCAGAAGTCATTGCACGGTCTCTAGCAGTTGACGTAGCTTTTCTTACTTTCTTATATGCACCAGTCTTCTTAACATCACGAGCAAGTTTCTGTCCAGCTCTGGTAACTTTGTACTCACCCTTTGAAATTACAGACTTTGCTTTTGCCCTTGCAGCGTTTGCTGTTGGGGATTTTGAAGCTTTATCCAGAAGATATCTTGCTGCTACTGTCTTTGCAACTGCATCTCTGGTCGCTACCTTTTTAGCAAAGTTTGCTGCTTTCTTAACTTTTGTTGAAGGGGCATTCTGTTTCTTAACATTGGCTGCAATTTGTTTCATCTGTCGGTCCTGCTTCTTCTTTACCATATCAGCATTCTTCTTAGCTACAGTATGAGCATTCATTGCTCTGACACGTTTTTGGAAATCTTTTTCTTTTTGGACCTTCTGTGCTGCAATTGCATCTGTTGGACCTTTATAAGGTATATTCTTTTTTGCTTGATTAGCGGCATTGTTCTTATAACGAAGCTTTTGCATTGCTTGCCGCCTCTGTATTAATACAGCATTTTTTTGTGCTGCTTCATCTTCAGGATAAATATATCTACCGTTCTCGATACGAATATATTTATGATTTTTCCAGCTATGTTTGAGAACGGTGTTTCCGTCCTCATCGGTGGCCTTGTAATATACAGAATTACTCATATTACCATCCTTTCTGTTTCTTTTTAAGTTTTTTGAACGTATTTTGCACCACGGATAGAAGCTAACTCAGCATCTACCGCTTTCTTCTTTTCTGCAGTTCTGCTTGTACGCCGTTTGATTGCTTCAGCCTTCCTGGTGTACTTAGCAGCTTTCTTTCCATAACGGTTCGCTTTCTTCCGAGCTCGTTCGGCTTTTTGAAGATTTCCGGTATACCCAATATCTGTAATAGCGTGGTCACGCTTAACACGTTTTGCCTCTTCCTTTTCTTTGAACTTGACTCTTTTAGTCATAGCTTCTGAAGCTTTTCGTTCGTAATCAGATATACGTGACTTTGTCTTCTGAGAAGTTTGTTTCTTCATCTTAGATGCAAGTCGATCCGATTTTGACTCTAGATGCGATGCTCTTCTTCCAGAATGCTGATACGGATCTTTTCCCGATCCATACTTGTAACGGCCAGACCGCCTTGGCAGTCCATAATGTTCCAGATGGTCACCGCCTAAGCCCGAATGAACTAACGAAAACGTGCCATCGTCATTCTTTATTTTTACATACATAACCATTACTCCTATTCGAATGCGTCTTTATTAACTTTGTAAGCAACAAGTGCATCCATCAATGCTGAGACGTTATCGATTTTGTCTTCGTAACGTTTCTTGTACAGTTTCCTGTTTCCGTTTGTATCTTCCAATGTTATGCAATGGCCCATACAGAAACTCATTAAAGATTCATCGAATATCAGCATCCTCTTTTCCGATAATTTCTTAATTTCTCCAAGAGGAACCGTTTCAGTTCTAACGCCCTGCGGAACTTTCTCAATTCCGAATGACCCATTCTCCTGAGCCCATCTTTCAATAAACTCTTTTGCATTATATGGGTCATAGCCCAAAGCGCAAACATCATACTGAGCGTCTATTATGAACTTGTCGAGATCCTCATATACATCTTGCACATCGATGATGCTTCCCTCCATAACAATAAGAGTGCCTTCGTCGATAAACTCTTGATACTTTTGTCTCATTGCTAAGTTCAACTTACTCAAAGTAAGTGTGGTTATATAACTTCTAACTTTTACTCCAAACATTCCGTTTCTCAGTGGGAACAAGAATGTGAAAGCACAGAAGTCATCACCTTGAGAAAGGTCCGCTCCCATTGCGCATGACATTTTCCAAAAGCTTCTAGGTCTGTGCGGAAGTGTTTCTTCGTAAGAGAAATAATATGTATATCCCTCCATAGGAATTCCGAAACGTTTTGCCAGAATATCATTTCTTGTAGCTGGTGCTTTCTCAGCTCGTTCAACATCTTGCTGAATCGTCTCATAGCTGACTGTGATCGGTAGGTTCGGATTAGCCTTAGGCCACATGTCTGGGTCTCCGACTTCATCCACGCTATCAAGCCTGTAATACCAAATACTAGTATGCCAGTTCTGGTATTCGCCTTTGAGAATGTCCATTAATTCCATTTTAATGGCATCTCCACATCCATTACGGACGGTACCTTCCGAACTTACTGCTAAGATTACATATCCATCTATTTTGGCTGCACCCTGCTCGATCGCACCAATTGGATCTTCTCTCAATTCACCAGAGAGCCATTCGTCAACCGTTGCTACTTTTACTCGTAATCCCTGAAGTTTGTTAATGCTCAGGGGTCTTATCTCGAGTAGTGAATCCGTAAGAAAGTTCTGTATACCTTTTTTGGTTGATGCAAGCTTTACACGGTTCGCTTTTGAACCTGTGGTGTTCTGTATAGAACCTTCGGTTAAAAACTGGAACACCGGCCCTCTCGCTCTGGCTATGGCAGTGCTAATCGCACTTGTAACCTCTTCAGCCTGTTTCATTGTTGGGGCTGTTGTAATCTGATGTGTCGTTGTTGTATCGACTGTCAGAAAATAAGCTTGCACTAAACTCTCGTATAACGATTTTGCATTACTTCGAGAAATGATAAGATACTGTTTGTTGACAAGACGCTTTTTGACGGATTTCCTTACGAAATGTCCGCCTCGTCCAGAAGCATTTGGTTCATACACCGTTTTCTCAACGTAATAGAACCAACCAAATAATTGCTCTCCCCAAAGTTTAAATGTATCCAACAGTTCCAAGTCGGACCCATCGGTCAAGACCATTTCAGATTCACAGAAAGCAATCCATCCTTCTACAGCATTGTCGTCATAGTATACACCGGGGTTAGCTATAAGCCAATCAATACGGTTCATCTCCATGGAAATCTCCCTATTAACAGGAATCTCTCCATCCAGGACTTTATCTCGGAACTCCCCGTAGTACCTAGGCGTTGCCGTATTGCTTAGCATTTTGCATCACCTACTTCTTTTTCTTTTTCGTACTATTTGTTTCAGCTTTAACTGCTTCATTAATCATCTTCTGAGCGGCAGCATTGAGTTTACCCTTGATATAAACTTTTCCTTGTTCTTTCACAACTTCTGTAACTGCAGGAACAATAATATCTTTCATAGCTTTATCAACTAACATCTTTGGTAATGGCTGCTTCTGCGGATGGTTTTTAAGGTATGTGGCTTCCATCTGATCTCGAGTATTTATTCGTTTAAGCTCTTCATCAGATAAAGTTTTTACATATGCCTTTTCGTTTCTGTATTTAGATTTTTTTTGTTTCTTTTTATCAAGTTGGACTGCTTTGGTTCTTTCTCTTCTTTTGTTATTTTGTTTTTCAACTCCACTCTTTTTAGAAAAACTTTTTATAAACTTTTCACCAGCTTTAGCCGATGATCTAAGACTTTGATATGGTTCCTTCCCAGATCCCCATTTGTATCTTCCGGATCGTCTTGGTAATCCGTAATGTGCTAGATAATAGTCAGAGAATTCCTGATTGTTGACTAAGAAGTCTTTTACATCATCTGCTGAGTAATTAGTCATCGTCATTCTCTCCTTTCTTATCATCTTCGGAAACAGGATAGTACATTATGTACAATCTCCATTCCATTTCCTTAAGTTGCTCTTTCAAACTGTCCATTAATGAACCACTTGTTGGCGGATCGAATAACAGACGAGTTTTGATGTACACATAATCTTTTATCAAACTTGACTTCTGAGTGTCCTCTTCGAATTCACTCCAGACATTATCCGGACCAGTGATTCGGTATCCTTCTTTCGGACCAACTCCTAATTGAGTGAGAGCTGCAAATGCAGAATTGATATGAATGGTTAAATCCAAGTCAAACTGCTCAAAGTCGTCAGGACATCCAATAAGCTGCTTGATAGTCTTAAGAATGCTCTCTTCCATTGAATTCCTCCTCAATGTTTCCAAGGGCATGTATCATTTGGTCTCCTTATTACAGGGCCGCTACGAACATTTGTATCGTGTCCATAGTGTATGGCATTATGTGTTTGATGGGTTGTTGTCACAACGTTATTCATGTCGAATACCATTGGGTCTCGGTTAAGTATCATCTCTTTGGTAACTGGATTTATGTGATGTATCAACGGTCGTGTTTGTATCTCGTATCCTTCAACACCTAAATCGCAACCGCCATCTCTGACAATTACTTTATGACGAAACTCTCTCCATTCGCCTGATGAATATAATGCCTGATTAACCCATCGGTCATAGCCGAATGTCTCGTATCCAACAGAACCAAACAGCATTAAATATTGCAGTCGTTCTTCAAACGAAGAATACTGGATCATTTCCAAATATGATCGTGACATTGGACTTGATCTACTCATCTTCGATACCCTGGTATCTACGCATTGCTTCAATTGCTGCGGCGTATCTCTCTTCACTCTTAGCAGAAGCTTCCAACGAATCGATTTTGGCTTTAGTCTGCTTTGTTTCTTCTCTGAGCTTGTCCTGTTCCAGCTGTTCTCTTGAAGAACCGAGTTTTAAGAAATGTGTAATGACCTGCGATGAGGCTGTGCCTTCACGTAACTGCTTTTCAGCAGCATCGAGTGAGAGATTAATCAAGTACTGTTCCCTGTCTTCAGGAGTCATAGGAACCCTTGAACGCTTCTTTGCGGAAGTAGCTGTCGCTGCTCTTCTTCCCATATACTTTTGTCTCCTTTCTAATATCTTTTGCCAAGGTTTCGAATACTTTACGCCCTCTCTATAAGAGATCTTGGTATGTTTTAATGACCCTGAAAGGAGTCTTTAACTGAAAGAGGGTCCTTCTATGTGCGACAAAAGAAGACCAAGATCTCTTATAGAGAGGGCGTAAAGTCGCTAACCTAAAATCCATTTTGACAGGATTTTAACCCCCGGAGAATTTTCAAGGAGGCCGGCGATGACAGAGGGGGTGCTATTTTTACGACCCCCCTCCGGGTGCTAGCTGAGACACTCGAACGCTATTTAGAGTCTTCGTGTTTGTGAAAGCTCTAAAAACATTCAAATCTCAACTTTTGTTTACTTGTTTCTATGGATTTTTGGTTTTGTTTCTCCGTTTACACGAGTTACTCTAAAGTATTGGCCCATGAAATCGTTATTGAGAATCTTGTTGATAGCAATAGCCAAACGCTCTTCATACTCAGCATCACTCATATCTGATGTGTCAGTATCAAAGTATCTAGCTAAGTATCCTGAAGTGCAATAGCCTTTTGACTCGTCAAACCTGTACCAATTGTCGAAATCAACAAAAGGATCAAAAGGGTTATCCACTGTTGTGATCCATATATGTAATGTATCATTGCGATCAGCAGGACTTTGCGTTGCTAACTTAAGTGATTCATCTTCTGCATTGCTCATTCCCCCAATTCTCCTTTCCTATAAATATTTATTGATAGTTGATACAGAAAGTCCAGTTGCTTCAGCGACTTCAGCTTGTGTATAACCGAAGTTAAGCATAGACTTGATTCGTGAAACTTGTGAAGCATTAACTGTAACAGCTTTTCTAGGTGAAGCGAGTTGCTTAACCTTGTCTGAATCAGCATTGTTAAGTATTTGCTCAAGCTTTGATGTACTGATTGCACCAGCTTGAATTGCTTGCCATTCTCTTTCAGATATGTCGATCTGAACATTAGACTTAGATGCGCCAACTTTTGCTCTAGCTGCTGTTAAAGACTGCTGACCAGCTCGTTTGATTTCATCCGGTGTCCAATCAGGATTAGCTGCTTGCTTCTTCTTTAATGTCTTGTTAGCTATGATTTGGGCCTGTCGCTCCTTTGGTGCGTTCTGTAATGCCCTGTTTAACTTAGCATTAAGACTTGCAACTTCTGCTGAATACACTGTTTTAGCTTGAGCATTCATCTCAATATTCTTAGTTGCAACCTGATTCTTTCTTGCTAAATTAGCCATATGCTTAAGGGCATTGGCATAGTCGGCATATGCGACCTCTTTTGGATTCGGGTCCTTAGATAATAAGGTACCTGCATCCTTAGTGGCCGCCATCTTGGTTGTTTTTACAGTAGCCAGTTTTTCACCATTTGATTCCCAACTACCGTCTTTGTTTCTTTTCCAGTCCGTATAGGTACGCCCCGTAGCCTCTGGATGTACTTCACCAGTCTTAGGATCGATATCCTTTAAACGAATCTGTTTTGTTTCTGGAACATACGCCACTGACTTAGCCCGGGATAGGAGTGTGGATGCACCAGCATCACTGGCACCCTGGTACTTCTTCTTTAACTCGGCTATACGGTTCTCTTCAAAGGACCTCTTATAGTCCAGTCCATGCTTAGGGGCATCGATTACAACCATTGAGTGACGTACCGCTCTTGCAATTTCTTCAGGCTTTGCACCTTTCAGTGTCATATCATTAATCAGGTTGGAGATCTTACCCATTTCCAATCCTTTACGTTTCTCAGGAAGTTTTGCTGTAACTCCTTCAATGCCACGGTAGGCAATCTTAGGATCGAAATCTTTTAAACCAACATAAGCACTAATATCAGAAGTAGTTATCTTAACTTTGGATTTTGGTGAATTAGACGGAATTACTACTGCAGTGTCACCATCAAAGTCAGCTCCTGACAATCTTTCAGCAACCTTGGAGTTGATACCGACAGCATCAATTGCATTACCAAGCATTGCTCTTCCTTGTGGATTCTTATTGTTTACTTTGAGTTCCGGAATCTCGAATGTACCACCATGCGGATAACGAACAAGACATACTGTTTCTCCATTCTTATATGATGGTGCATATATCTCGTTATCTTTCAGAGAAGAAACGGGTAATATTACCTTAGAGCTTTGTCTTGGAAGTGCTGCTGCTTTAAGATCCACTGCCTGGCTGTCGCAACCTTCAGCAAAGTCTGCTAACAACTTCCGTTTAACAACTGGGTTTGTCATTTTGAGGATCTTATCAAGCTCATCCTGACGATTGTCAATCGATTGCTTAAGCTGCTTCTTGATCAATGGAAGCTGCTGCTTTGACAGGAACTGAGAAGCAAGGTTCTTAGAATAGTGATCCCAATCGCCTTCCTCTTTCAGCTTATTGATAGCTCCGAGCTTTTCATTTCCATCTTTATCTTTGTAATGGTACTGACCGTTTGCCTTAATTGTTGCTCCAAATGGGTTGTCCGGATCATCTTTCATCTTCTTGAAGACATCCATCTTTGGTACATCACTTGTCTTGTTGGTATTGAATATAACATCAACGCCTTTTGGCATGTCATCTGAATAGATTGCCATACCTTTCAGATAATGAGTGCCATCAACAGCGATTCGCACCTGTGCATAATGTGAGTCTCCAAGATCCAGATCTGCAACTCCTCTTCGAAGCTCAATAACACCATCTTTCTCTAATCCGCCTTTATCACCATATCTTACAGCTACTCGGCTTGACGAGATACTTGATGGATACTCTGGTGCCCAGAATGTTGTTCCACCATCATGAGAATACTCATTTACTGGCTGAATCTTGTCAGTGTGCTGCTGAACATCTTTCCATTCAGTTCCTGGAGGGCAAAGAACTTTTGTGGTCGTGTACTGGCCTTTCTGATTGATCTGTGGAACTCTGACTGAATGTACTTCATAACCAGCTTCTTTTAAGATCTGAAGAGATACATCCAATCTTGTTTTGGTAATTCCCATTTCTCTTTCGACTCCAGTACCAACATCGACAAAATTCTTAGTGCCGACTCTCTTGGCTAAAGTCTCTGCTGCATTGATACATGCATCTTTCTTAAGCTTTTCACCCTGGTTCAATAACGATCGAACTGTCGACTCTTTTGTTGCAGAGTCAAACATCATTTCAGCTATTTTGACATTGGAATAGCCATGCTCTTTCAACTTCATAGCTCTATTGATTCGATCTACTTTCTCAGCATTAACATAAATTGACTGCTTATTTCGAAACTCAGTCGTTTTCATACCCATGAATGCAGCAATCTCTTTTTCACTTTTTCCTCGAGCTTTCATCTCTTGGACAGTCCTTAAGAATTCTGCATTATGCTGGTATGGATTATCCCCAGAACCCCAAGGATAACGACCGGAATGGCGTTTAGTGCCATAATGTGCTAAGTGGCTCATACAATGCCCTCCTCTTTCTTAACAGTCACAATGATCTTGTCAAACGACTTGATCTTATCCATAATTGGCAATATCATTTCCGGTGTAGGAACCTCTTTGAGAATCTCATTATTTTGATAGATCCTCAGTTCGATTCCAATATCTCCAGGCTTGATTCCATACTCCAAACAAAACAGTGCAGTATAAATTTCCAACTGCTGCATGTGTGCAGGAATGTCGCCTGTTTTCAAATCGTGAATTCTAAGAAAATCTTTTGAAAACTTAATAGCATCTGCTGTTCCAAAACAATTTTCAGAATAGTATAACACCTGCTCTGGTGTCATTCTGTACCCAATTGCATCGTTTACATGCATGTTGAGTGTTAATGGTGTTCTCGGCAACTTCTGTCGAAGCTTGATACATTTTGCTGCAAACTCATGCAACTCTGTTCCTTGCTGTGCTTTTAAGAATCGCCGATACGTACTCTCAAGCTTTGCAGCATCATAGTTTATCCAGTGATACTTACTAGCTCCGAGATATGCGTGATCTCCTTCTTTTACTTGTAAATGTTTCCTGAATTCCATTATAAACCTCCGTCTTATTTTGAGGGTAAATGAAACTTCCGTATTGACCGAGTTCATTTGCCTTGTTTACATAATAGTCCTGATTAGGTCTGTGACTAGCATTAGCGTCTCTTTTAACTTCGAGTAATGCCCAACCTTCTCTGTCCAATAAAACTAAATCCGGAATGCCCTGTTTGTAATTAGGGTCGTTCTTTAAAATAATAGAATCTGGGAATAACTCTTTTAACTCCGAAATTATATCGGATTGAATTTTGTTTTCTTTCTTCATTGTTATCCTTTCGTGAGGCCGGAGGTAAACGTAATGGCAGATTGTAGTAAACAGACGTAAGAACTTTAATACATAAATGAGCCCCACGAAAAGACAAACAAAAAGAGAAAGAGGCAGATTCTGCTCTCCTCCCCTATAATAATCCATGTTTTTTTCGCGAGGCCTATTTTATGAAAGCAGACTCGTTGAAGTTCTTTTTCTGAGCTAGAGCTCTTGTAATTCTAAGCTCAATTGGACTTCTACATTTTAAGTGAAAGTACTTAAGTTCTTTGTATGGTGTAGTAAGTCTGTCGATTCTTCCACTTGCCTGTTTCATCATTTTATACGAATAGTTTTGTGAATAGAAAACCATCGTGTCTGTTTTTATACAATTCCATGCTTCCGACCCAGCGTTATACTGAACCAAGTAAAGCCATTTTAAATTGCCGAACGGTTCCGGATCATGCCGATGTCCATTTAACTCAGCAATTATAACATCTTCTCCAAAGTCTATATTTTTGATTATCTCCAACTCGTAATCGAAATTGTAGAAAACTATCAGCTTGTTATGTTCTTCGAAAATATTTCGTAATGCTTCGGCTCTGCTTTCATCAGCGTAGCAGATCTTTCTTAGCTTATAGCACAACTCGCTAACGTTTTCTATTGGTTCACCTTTTTCATAATCGAAACGATTTTTCATAAGGTCCTTATAAGCTTCCTTATTGAACGAACACCAAACGTCTTCATGATGTTGAACCGCTGGATTCTGGTATGGCATGTCTACTAAAACTCTTCTTCTTAATCTATTCAGTCTTTCAGTTCCAATGAATCTTTCGATTTGAGGGAACTTACTAAATCTAGAATACACACAATGTTCTGCAGTGAACTCACTTTTATTTTTGTAGAAACCATTTGCAATGAAGACTGGCATGTAGTCCATATAGTTATCACCAGGCGTTGCAGATAATAATATCCAGTCATTGGCCTTTGCAATCTTTAGGAATGACTTAGTCCAAGCGCCATAACCAACTACTCGCTGTTCGTCAAAAATAAAGAAGCTGTTTTTAACGTCAGCATATTTCTTAATATTGTTCCATGAGTCTATGACTATTTTATGATCATAGATCTTAGAATTATCGTCTGGTGTTAAATGAAACCAACTCATGTCTCCAAGCCATTCGCCGCTATCTCTTTTCTTAGCAGTTGTTATGATGTAGAGATCTTTTGGATTTTTCATCTTTGTCATTGGCTCTAGCTCTCCACCATTTCGGATGAAGTAGTACGCGAGTCCGGTAATAGATTTACCAGACCCTGTACCGCCACAAAGTATACAGCCGTTATGCATTTTCCTTATCGCACTCTTTTGGTGCGGCTTCAACTTTAATTCCATATTAATCTAAGTCAGCGTATTTCTCGGCGAACTTGTTTTCACGAATTGTTACATACATCGAATCAACATATGCGGTGATTCCAGTACGACCATTCATCTCCCATTCGTAAGGACGAATTGAAATATCACAGTTTACAATGTCAACAACATCAAGCTGGGATACTGTGTCTTCATCCAGGAGCGTCTTGTGATTACCGACAATAAGCCATACCTGTGTATAACGGTTCATATTGAGTTTTACAGGAAGAGTCCATTCCTGTTCAGAGTCATCTGCTCCTTCTTGAAGAGGACGATCTTTTACATTCCATCCTTCCTGTCTCAGTTCATCAGCCATTACTGTATCATCAATTACAACACTGAATCCTCTTTTACCAGGATTGAATTTATCTCTTTCTCCTGAAAAGTTCTTCCAAATAATCATTGCGCCTTCAATGTTAATATTGTTTACGTTTGCCATAATAGACCTTCCTTTCTATGCTGCCATATCGGTATGTTCATCAATTGCAAATTTCTCAAAGTCACCAAACTCTGAGATAGTTTCTATTGCTTTATTAGCAAGTTCCTCATAATAAGACATGTCAATCTTATCCTGAATATTGTTTGTTATTACATCTTCAGATTCGAGCCAACGGTACCCCTTTGTTCCAGATGGTGCAAAGTACTTATCGTCTTTTACTCTGAATAACTGAGCTCCACCGCAGCCTTCTTGGATTGGGCAGAACTGACCAACTTTACCAACGAACTTATAGTCGTGTTCGTCTTCTGCCAGATTCTCGTTAAAGTCGAGGTCAAGCTCTCCACCATTGCTGACGGCGATTGTCTGACATAAGTCATTGAATTCAATCTTTTCATGAGTGAAGAGTTTCTTGAATACATATGGTACTGCGAACTGAGTTCCAGTTGCCGTCCACCCTTCGCTTTTCTCATATGCAATGTAGACTGCATTGTTTACTAAGCAGATTTTCTCATACTCAGCTTCGATCTCGAATGTATATCCATACTTCTTTCCGAAGTCATAGATGAACTGCTCAACTTCCGGTGTCGGATTATCGATTTTGATTGAATCAGTCTTGATGTGAACGACGTGTGCTCCAAGTTTCTCAACTTCGCCTTTAAGTGTTGCCATGAAGAGTGCTCCACGTTTAGCAACGATGTTGTCGATGTTTCTTTCATCCTTGAATAGATTACTGAAGTGAGCTGATGTCAGTCCATATACAGAGTTAATTACAATCTTCAGAGCATTAGCAAGTTTGTCGAGTTCTTCCTCAGCAAGATTAGCAAACCGAGCAAATGCTCCGCCGAACAGAGTCTTTAATGCTTCAACGTCACGATGCTTAATAGCAATGCGAGCATCAACAAGATCTTTAAATCTCGCGGTATACTTCTTACCAAACAGATTAAGCGCGATTACAGAATGTGGATGCATAGATGCTACATCAAATGTTTTGACATTGCGATACATTCCAGGATCAGCAATTACTAATCCACCTTCATTAAGTTTGATATCACGATATGTTGATACTCCGTGATCGAAGACATAGCCTTCAAACTTATTGAATTCATTGTAGGTTTCATTACCATCCATATCAACAGAGATTCCTGTAGACAGATCAGTATATACAAACTCTCGCTGTGGATTCTTGTCTTTTCCAAAGATCAGTTTACCAGACAACATGTTGTTTGTATCGTTTGGACATCCGCCAGCAATTTCAGCTAAGACACATCTTGCTTCAAAGTCTTCAATGTTAGCTTCAAATGTAGCTTCTGTTGCAATGACATCATTATCACAATACTCAGCAACCTTAGGCCACAGTTCTTCTGGTACTGGCTGATCCCAAGGCAATGCCCATTCCTGATGATGAATACCTAACTTGATTTCCCACTTCTTCAGACTCTGCTTCTTGGCGCAGAAGTCATAAACATCCGTATAACTTAAGTTATATGCTGATCCGAAGAAAGCATTCGGACTTTTGTTGATAATATCTTGTGAGAGCTGGAATAAAGCTTCCAATGAATATCCCATCATTCGAGCATATAGAATGTGGTTATCATATCTTCGACAGTTGAATCCAACAAGTTTCATTTTGAGGAATTCTTCAACTTCTGCCGGTGACGGATTGATCATCCTGTGACAAGGTCCAGGTTCTCCTCTGTATTTCCAGTTAACCAATAACAGGTTCGGAAACACCTCAATATCATAGAATACAATTCTGTCGTCTTTTGGAGAGTTTACTCCAGCAACATCATCTGAGCAGTAATGAATCTTTCCAACCTGCTCGAGACAATAGTCTGCATGGTTTGTACTTGATGCAGCAAACGCTACGATATCATTACGCATATCTGTTACATCATAGTGTTCTCCTGACTCGTATGCATCGTCCAGAATCTTTTTAATGAAGTCAACACTTGGTTTAGTTCCAGGATGACTTTCTTTCCGAAGATTCTTTTTGATCAATGCTCGAATCATCTTTTCGCTGGCGACTACTTTAAAGTCGACCATATTATCACTCCTTTTCTTTAATGGTAATCCTGAAGATATAGTAGCAATTGGAGTTGAGTTACATGCTGTTACAACTCTTCGCAATGCTCCTTTACCACTATAAACCTTGATCTCTATATTGTCGCTATATACATTATCAAGTTGTTTAGGGTCACCAGCATAATAGTAATGAAGATGCACACCTGCACCACTCTTTGAGAACTCAGCATATGTTGGCGGCCATTGAGATGCCGCGTCTAAGTTCATTTCCTTAGACTTATTCCCTTCAGCATCTTTCAGATCAAAGTCAATGACTATTAAATTCTCTGGAACTCTAACATAGTGAAGTTTAGTAGTATCCAGATCCTTCAATGTTGTACCAACTCGATCCCACGCTTTTGATGGCGCATCGCCGCGTGCATATTGTGCTGGGCAATCTTTACACACTTCATCTAAGATAGATTTAGTGCTATCCATTTTGAGCCATGATTCTTTGGCTTCGTCTGGCTTAAGCTCTTTGTCTACGAACTTATCTTTCTTGAAGCCTTTGTAATAGCTTCTAGCTCTTGTTCCATCTTCCAAAGTAATTCTGTCGAGAAACTCATCGAAGTAATCTTTCAAGTCTTCCCTGAATTTGTACATTGGCATTTTGTTTGGGAGCCCAGTGTTGTCGCAATACTCTTTATACAGACTATATGCTGCTTTTAATGTTGTTCCATCATCCTTCTCAAAGAACGGATAACAGCTTTCTACGAAGTTGAAGAAGACGTCTGTTTTGAACATCATATCCAATGGCTTATATCCATCGTAGTAATGCTTTCCGTATTTCTGGTATACTTTGAGACAATGATTAGCTATAGCTCCAAGCTCATATGGAATCTGACTCATGCATTCCTGGTAAGTATCTGGCTCGAGTAATTCGCCAGTTGGCTTAACATCAATCAGTCGTCTTATAATACCTGACTTTGCATCAGTGATTTTGACTGGTCGGTTTGTACCCATGAATAGCATACTGTTAACTCGCATTGGATACTCAGCTTTATACTTTTCAGAAATGCCGATTTCCTCGTGTGCGATTATAGAGTTGAGAAGGGTGTTATCTTCAATTCTACTTAAGTCACCGTCATGTTGAATCATTACCAGAGGGTTATCTTTGAATGCGGCAGTCGCGAATGATTTTGACGGAGTAGCTAAGTCTTTAGCATTGAATGTTCCGCAATATCCTTCGAACAGCTTTTGGATGATGTTAAGGATTGTCGATTTACCTGTTCCAGCTTCACCATAGAAGACTAAGAACTTCTGAATCTTTTTAGAGTCACCAGATATAACTGATCCAATGGCCCACTCGATCTTTCGTCGTTCTTCTGCATCATACAGAGTTGAGATGATTTTGTCATAGCCCGGTGTCTTGCCTGCTTTGATGTCGTATGGTAAGGTCTTGGAACGATAGTCCTCTTTGGTTGTCTTCTGGTTTAGGAATGTAATATCAGAATCTAACTGTATTGAAGACGACGGACTAAGCTGGCAATACTTCTTGTACTTTTCCCAGCGTCCATTGTCGAAGTCCCTTAAGTAGTCTTTTTCGATTTTGCTGGTTGTAGTCTTGCTAACTGTTTCATATGCTTCATCGATCAAACGATCTACATAATCAACAACATCGTATTCATCAGTAGACCATCTGTTATTCTTCTCATCCCAGAGAGCATAGAACGCCTTACCTTTACATAACAGGTTATCAACTTTCTTAGAAACAGCAAATGTTGGGTGAATGACCGTGGCATCCCTAGACTTGACATATGAACTCTTAATTGTTACAAAATTCATACTTTTTCCTTTCCTGACCGTTTGGACACAAAAATGTGCTCTCAAAAACTTTTATATATTTTCATACTTTCCTAAAAAGTTTTTAAACTATATAAAAAAATGGGCTTTTGGCCAATAATAGGGTAAAATAGCACTAAAAAGCCACTTTTTCATCAATTTTTGCAACTTGCTGGCCATTTTTATTTTGCGCTTTTTCCTGTCAAAACGCTGTAAATATAGTCTGCATCGTCCCCTTTTACTACCGAAATCAGTTGTAATTTCCCTTTCTGGCCATTTTTTTCACTTTCTCCAGCGACCGATAACCAGCTTTCATGCTTCCCATCAGACGGATTATACTGCAAAATAAGCAGTTTTCCACACTCGGAATTTGGCACAAGCTTGCCAACATAATCCTCATTTTTTCCTGTATTTCCCATAATTACTACCTCAACTTTCTTTATTATTTTTATCTAAATCATCTTGTTATTTACGATGATGTCATGCATTTTATCAGCCTGATTGCCTTTCCAACATGCTACGGCTCGCAATCCAGCACTTTTACCATTCTCAATTTTTTCTTTAGCAACAGTAAAGTAGCTAGGACTAGCACCATCGGACGGATTATATTGGCATATAAACATCTCAGATTTATCCATATTAGGAATAAATTTCTTTGCCATAATATTTACCTCAACTTTCTTTAATATTTTCGCCTATTAACTTCTTTTAACCAACTCGTCAGGATACGACGTAGTATCAGTACTAGATTTACAGCTCATAAAATTCCCGGAACTCTGCTGAGCACTCTCAATCTTTTCTTTGGCATTCGTCATTTCACTAAATGTATTCCTAGACCCTTTACGATTATCATTGGTTGCATCTATCATAGGTGCCGTGTCCCAAGGTGCGGGCTTAGACTTTTCCATATATACGTTCTGCCCAATGCCAGTATACAAGGCAAAGCACGATAAGACCTCGTCCCTAGGCATCATCTTACCCGCATCCATAGTTACTCTCGGCTTCTGTGCCCACGCAAGCTCATTCTTACCGAATGCTTCCGCCAGAATAGTAAGCAGCTTGATATCATTCCTACGCTGTTTGACAGTGCCTACGAACGGTCTTTCTGATTCTTTTTCCATCGTCTCAAGGTTCTTTGTAACTCGTACCAAGGCCTCTAAAACCATGTCATGTTGGGCAGCCGAACTGAATCCCTTAAACTCTTCCTTCGTCATTGTCTTCTTCCCTCCCTAAATCTTTAACCCAGTCTAATTCTCCTGAAGCGAATGCAAAAGCAATAGCGTCAACAACATCAATAGCGGAATCGGAGAATACACCAGAAGGTCCATTCTTCTCTAAGTATCTAGCGGCATTCAGTACTGCACTATGAGATTCGTCACGGCTGAACATGCCTTCTACGCATCTTTCTACTTTAACTTTTTCAAGCTCCTTATATGTCATACGATTGTTAATACTTCTTTTAAATGTCATAGATGAATTTCCTCCTTATAATTCGTATTGAGATACTCACACATCTGGTCCCAAATCTGCATGCGTCTCAAGTTCTTTTTAGTTCCTTTGACCCACCATAGGCCGCCTTCTCCATCCTGCTTATACTGACGTGAAGCACACTTCTTAAGGATTACTTCATCGTCTTCGGAGCAGTCAAGGTAAAGCCCAAGTGAGTCAACCATTACATTAAACCAGTGAGGTGTACGGTCTCCAAATTCGTCATTTCCCATAATGGAATCTTCGCATCGCATGGCTAACCCAACCATCATTTCAAGCCAGGAGCACTGCTTATCAAGTAATGCTTTTCTGACTTCTGGATAGCTATAGCCATACTCATATGCGAACGTTGAACGAAGATCGACACCGTCTGCAGCTCGGTTAGCGTCAAGCTTATGTGACCATTCGAAGTCTGTTGAGAACAGCCATTTGAACCCCTGAATGTGCTCATTTTTCGCTGGATCAACGGCGATTTTGCTTAAAAGCCACTCGAAATAGTCCATTTTGACCCTATTTTTGTCGATTTTTGTCATTTTTTTCCTTTCTAGACCGTTTTTCGGCCTCTTTTTTAGCTTCTTTATACCTGTTGGCACTGTGTAATGTGTCTGGATAATAGAATACTATCATAACGTGACCTCCTCTAAGAATTCATCATAAGTCATGTCCTCGTACTGGATACAGTCGATCTTGACACCTTCGCGAGCGTTCTTCACGTATAATGTATCAACCTCGAACTCACCAAATGAGTCTAAGTTCTCTTCACCAAGAAGCTCAATACCGTCCATAATTTCTTCAGTACCATCCTCTGAGTATACCTTGTTCTCCTTAGGTAAGTAGTTCCATACAACTCTCTTAAGACCATCATCTTCCATATACTCACTAGGATCAATCACAACTGGACCCATTGCGCTGTCTACATTCTTCTCAACATCAATTTCGTCGATGTCTGGAGTCCTGATTTTGGCATAATTTACTCTTTCGAGCTTAGCATCAGCCTCTTTTCTGCCTGTATCTACACTAGAAATGCTCTTTTCAGTAACCGAAGCGTACTTTTTTAGGGCTTTTTCAGCGTCTTTTTCCAGATTTTCTTCCATTTTCTTGACGTCTTCGCTCTTTTTTTCCTCTTTTTTCTTGTGAGCAGCCTCATAATCAGCCTTAAACTGCTCAATTTCCTTGTCGATGTACTTTTCACAGGCCTGTTTCATGCCAAAATACATACCTACTGCACCTGCAGTAGCTCCTAATACAAAACTTAATACTGCTTTTCCGCTCATTTATTTGCCCTCCTTATTCTCATGTCTACTGATAAAAGCATTAACTGAGCATTCGTTATCTTTTCTAAACAAACACTCATCACATCTGAATTCTGGATCTTTATTACTTTTCGGATCTTTCTCACAATAAGCTTTTTTAAACTCCACTAAACATTCTTTTGCTGTCATTTTTTAATCCTCCTTAAGATACTTAGCATTAGACAAATCAATTGTCAATGATGCACGACGATCTCCACTACTGATAGATACATTGTATCCTGCATTGCCTAAGTAATCTGCAATATCGTTTGCAATTTTCTTTCCGTCCCTAGTAGCTGTGTCAACACCAAAAGAAACTAAATCAATTGAGATCTCATAGTCACATGTTTTAGGACTCATATCTGCACCTAAAATCCTAACGTCACTAGAATCTTCAATAGATCCATCGAGAGATTTCCAGAAACTACTATGGCATTTATTACAAAAGTAGCAATATCCTTTAACGCCATCGATGTTTTTCATCGGGATTGATCCTACTTTGCCACCACACTTAGAGCATATCATTTTGACACCTCCTCTTCTGGCTGAACCCAAGATATCAGCAATGCCGCGTACCGCTCGTCTCCAGAAATTACAGAATGATATCCTAAGCTTCTTAAATATCCAATAATTGCCATAGTGATTTTACGGCTTTCGTCTTCAGAAATATCCAGTCCACGGGCTGCAAGTTTAATAGAAACATTGTAATTACCTGCTTTAGCTTCTTCTAAAATCTTCCGTTCAATCTCGTCGAGATATTCTTGGCACTCATCATTTACAAAACTTATACTATAAGCTTCTTTTGCACTAATCATCTCCTCTTACCTCTCTTTCTGTTTACCATAGCCATACCGAAGTCACTGATTGGCACATACTCCTTATTAGGATCGCTGATCGGCCACTCGTCGCCGCCCCAAGCCTCATATACCGCACGGTTAGATCTGTTTTTATCTACTCTGATGTTATGAGTTACATTTGTCTGTTTCATTTTGACCCCTCCTTATTATATGCTGGGTTATCTTTGCACATGTATCTACATGCTCCCTGATTTCTTACCTGAATATAACACTCATCGAAATAAGGGCACGACATCTCTTGTTCAGTATATGTATAATCTTCTCTAGATGTATGATCAAATTCCTGCATAATAACCTCCTTAATGCAAATCTACTGACCATGATACAGCTATGCACATTCCGATGATAATAATCACAAATTCTGAAATCAAGTCAATATCATGTTTCTTGAAAATACATTTTACGGTATGTACCACACCAGCAAACATAAGACCGCCTAAAATGAATAAGCTCAAAGTTCTGAAAAATATAAACACGCTATTCAATTCTCATCACCACCCCTGTCTGGATGTTCACATAATACCTGTGATGCTTGTATACTACCAAGTCTCCATCCCAATCTCCACCTGTGAGATAAAGTTTCTTCATAATTGCCGGTTTTCTAAACCAATCGATAATTCTGTTCATTTTGATTCCTCCTATTTTTCGAAAAATGAAAGGAGATGCAAATGGGATATGGACCCACATCTCTGGTATGGGGATACCAGTGCACTGCTATTGTGCTATTACGCATCTCTTCTCATTATAAGCTTTGTTTTTTATGCGAGTTATTCAGGTTTATTCATTGGGAAGTTCTCATCCCTAGACATTTTTATCCAGTTGTAGAATCGCTCAAAACAATTAGGGCAAAGATCCATAACTGCTGGCATGTCAGTAAGCTTATCGCCACTCTGTGTGCTTAACTGAGAAGCTGACTCCGGAAACTTGTTTTCTCCAGCATTATTTTTCCACCATACAGTAATGCCATCATATACCGGGTTCTCTTTTTCACAGTATACATTGCCACATAAATCGCATTTACAAATTCCTCTCATTATTTGTTCTCCTCCTTAAATGATTTAATCCAGTCACAGAACCGTCCAAAGCAGGCAGGACATACATCCATCATCTCTGGAGATCCTTTCATTGTTTCTCCATTCGGTTCAATAATATCATACTTTCGGTTTCCATGCATAGTAGTGCCAGTCTCTTGATCAGTATACCAAATCATGATTCCATCATAGTTCTTGTTCTCATCTTGGTGATACACTTTTCCACAAATATCACATTTACAAAATCCAATCATACCTAGACCCCCCTTAAAATTCCTTATAGTATTTTGACGTAAGCTTCTTGATTTTCTTAACAAATGACTTACTCTTGCTGCTTTTAGCATAGCTAGTTTTGTCAGTATAATCTTCAAAATCAATATCGTATTCACTGCAATAATTCCATGTAGAAGTAACATATACACTTTCCCTAACGTTTCCGCCATAAGCATTGGACGCTGTATAATCCACCTTCCAAGTGATCGTCCTATAGCTATCAAGAATACCGCACGCCGCATACACTTCAAAATTATCCTTATTTAGCACATATTTAACCTTACTAATTTTCTTTATTTTAAATGAATCTGGGTTTAACAGTTCACTATCCTGGAAGACAGCTAATGTGTAAGCTAAATTCTTTTCGGCCTTGGTGTATTTAGTTTTTGCATTTACCGGTTGAACTATAGTCAAACATACAATGACTGCAAGTAATAAGTATAACCCTTTACTAATTTTCTTCATTTTAAATTCCTCCATTTTTATTCTGCTCTTCTTCACGTCTTTGGCGCATAAAGTCATTGAGCTGAATAAGTATTTTCTTTTCAATCGTATCGCCGATACCAGGTATGGTTGTAAGTCTGTTATACTTAACCCATTCAATCAGCTCTTTAATGTCTTTAGCTCCTCTTTTAACTAAGAATTTTCTAGTTCTAGGTGTAATTGACTGTAGATATCTGAGATCGTATGGATCTTTATAGACTTCTTCACCACGGAATAGCCGTACCTTAGTAATTATCTCATATATTCGCTGTGTAGAGACATATTCGTCCATCGCTATCATGCGAACGCTGTCTCCACTCTGCCAACGATTGAAGATTTCCAGATCGCGTTCCGTTACAGTCCAGTTACTCATTTTTCTTTTGTCGCACATAGAAGAACCCCCTATTCTGTTACTTTCTTTATAGCAATATCAATTGTGTTCTTAATAGGCATACGCATATCTGCCGCATTGTCGAGTTCTTTCTTCTCCACAGAGATGCTGAATCCTAATTTATCCTTAACAGAATCGAAATGAACTCCTAATCCTGTTATAGCTACACCTGTTTTGACACCGGTTTCAGACTTAATATTGTTGAGCCCTTTATAAACCGCCCTTACTGAGTCAAAGGCATTGTTCACAATATCATGCTCTACTGGATCGTCTTTAGGGAAGCTAACACTTGCACCGTCAGTTGTAACCTCGATGTTTGCTTTCAGCTGAGAATTTGTCTCAATTTTATTGATGTATGTATAGATGTCGGATATATCTTTAGCCACACACTCAGTCCCGCATTTCACTGAATCATCTATTTTGAACATCAGGTATACGCACATACTTTCGATATCTTGGTATAAACCAATATCAGTAATATTATAGATATTAGACTTTAAATCGTTAATGCCAAAAGCGTCCAGGATTTCTTTTTCTGATTCCACCCCTAAACGATCTAAAAGTTCGAACCATATAACATTGCCTGATAAGACTCCATAATTACTTTGAGTAATCGTGTAAAGTCTATCGATCAGCGCATTGACAGAACTCTTTTTATATGGAATCATGTCACATTTCAAATAAACTTCTTTCATTTTGACCCCCACTTTTTTAATCAATCATTTTTCTCATAACATCATCCAGTGCGTTCTCAATTGGAATCGTTATATCTACAGCTTCGTCGAGTGTAAACTTCTGAATAATGATCCGGTATACAAGGTTGTCCTTAGAAGCTTCAATTTCTATACCGTCGGTTGTAATTTTAGCAGCTATTTTGACATCTGTCTTCTCCTGAAGTTCATTAAGCCTTGCGTAGACTTTTGCAAATGCCTCAGCAGCTTTACTATTGTCGATATTTTCTTCATTGGCATTACGTACATTGAACAGTAAGTATGTGTCATATGTCTTAGCATCTTTGTACAATACAACCGACTTGATATCATATATTTTGTCATCTAAACTGAAAAGACCAAAAGCATCAATGATCTCCTGTTCAGTGTTAATGTCTAAAGCGTGTAAGATATTTCTCCATATCATTTGCCCTGTGAGGACACCATCAGTGCTATTGATAAGCGTCTCAAATCGTCTGAGCAACACGTTAACGGAATCCATCTTCTCCCGTACAAAGTCACTGTCTAAGTATATTGCGTTCTTCATTTCTTTTTCTCCTTCTTTACAAATATATTTGCCAGACATTTACCGCATAAGTTTTGCGTTGGTACGCCTTGAAAGAACTCTAACTCTGTAAGTTCGTTTTCCTCACATACCTCACCGCATCCATCACATCTATACACTGTAACCTCCCTGGTTATACTTCGTAGCACCATAAACTTTGTTAAGCATCCTTTTCATTTCCTCGGCTGTCATAGATCCTATGTCACTTTTATTGCTTCCTATAGGCTGTCCAATATATTCTATAACTGGCTTACCCTTGAACTTAAGCTGGCCATCCATAGTTAAATCGGTATTGTACTTGTAAAACGCGTGATCCTTGAAATACTCCACAAGGGCATCCATATGTTCATGTTCAATAGCAATGAAGTCTGCATCTGGGTTTTTGTTATATTCTGTCGCTACAGCGATTGAAGCGGTTGCTATATAGCATGTATAATGGCTATTGTAATTTGTAGTACTCATTTTGACTCCTTCCTACGGTCCTAGACCGCCCTTAGTAGCACCACTGCTGCCAAGGGTAATCTAATACACCGTCACTAAACATTATTTGTTCATCGATTCATCTCTGTGATACTTCGCCGTAAATGCAACCATCACAGTTGAAGTCGATCAGTAATGTTCTTTCATTTTCACCAGTTTCTTCATTCGGAACCATAACCCACTTGGTCAGGAATGTTACATTGTTGTCGAACTTGCCATAGTCCGGATCTTTCTGGCTTCTGTATCTCCAACCATGTGTAAGACCAATGTCAGTAGGCTTCAGACCAATCATACGGTATACGTCATTAAGTGTCAGGATTCCTTCGCATTTTAACCGTGTATCTGCTTCCTTCTCACGCTGTGCAAGCATGAATTCATTTTGAGGGTTGTCATTGAACCACTCAGTAGAGTTCTCTCTGTTAAAGAGTCTTGCATACGGTGAGCCACCAAAGTTTCTGATAATCTCCTGCTCCTCAGTTACCTTCTTTTTCTCACCTGTCTCCGGATCTGTCTCAGTCTTCTTAACTGTCTTCTTTTCAGATCCATACAGCATTTCCTTGTCAACTTCTTCGCCGTACTTGTTGATTACATTTTGACGGTATGTCTGATAAGCCTTAACAATTGCTGCACAAGATGCTGCTAATGCCGCCTGACGCTGTTTCATAATATGATGAGATCCAAGAATGAGCCCGATAGATGCTACCTCAAGAATTGCAGGTCCAACATAAAGCTTAACATACTCTAATGCTGTTTTACGCTTTAAGAGAACCATATCGTTTGCTGCATCTTCTCTTGTGTAAGGCTTATCGAGAGAATCCGGATCTTCTTCATACTTTGCTACTGTCTCTACGATCTTCTGTTTTGTAGCTTCTTCGTTTCTCTGTACTGCTGCAACTTTGAGTGTTGCTCTCTGTGTCATAATCAGAGCTCCAATACCTGCTCCAATACCTGCAATTAGCATGATCTCTGGAGAGTTCATTTTGGTCCAGGCCTTAGTATGGCCTACTACTGTTGATAAACTTGTTACTGCTGTGTCTAATGCTTTCATTTATTTTTCCTCCTTATTTACAATTTCTAAGTACTGCTCTCTCCAATTGAATACGTTGGTTAAGCAATATGATCCAAAACCGATTCTATCGTCATCCTCGCCAAGCAGATGGTAAAGAATTTCGAAATACGGTTCTTCTTTTGTTCCGGAAACGATGATAATCGCCTTATCAACTTTTGCTTTATCGGCTTTTACAGTTGCCGAATTTTTAGTTCCCATTTTGAATTCCTCCTTCTGTTAGAAATAAGCATACCATTCTTCGCCATTTAAACGATCCACATAATCAATGGCATTGTTGTCCTTATAAACGAAAATTAAACCATATTCATCCCCATCCTTAGAAAATACAAAGTTCTTGAAACATTTTTTCCATGCAATGGTTCTTGTGAATTCACCGACTACACCTTTGAAGTTAGGATATGATTTAAGCATAACATATATAATTGAAAACGCTTTAATCTCTTCTTTATTAAGTGCATTAAAGAAATTTCCGACAAACAGATCTCTAGCTAATCGGCTTTCGAATCGAATCAATGTACATGCCCCAGGACACATCTTTGCAGAATAGTATACTTTCATTTTACCAAAATCTTTCGTTTCGAATACAACACACATGTCTTTTGGTTTTGTTTCTTCGGCTTTCTGTTCCTTGTAGACAAATATCAATTCATATTTGCCATCCGCTTCCTTGATAGCGAATCTGTCATGAACCTTTTCCCATGGTACAAGTTCATCCCAATTGTTCAATTTGTTTCCTTTTGTGAACTTGAACTTCATCTCTAAGCATGCGTCTGCGATTGAGAATTCGTCGTATCCTTCACTGATCATATTGTAAAATACGCTCTTGAATTCTTCTGCAGCATCCTTTGTTTCGAAGATTAACTTCATTGGCATTCCTTTAGGATTCGTTCCTGCGAATATCCATATACGTCCGTACTCTTTTGAATACCATGTATCCCACAGTTTCTCTGCTGCATCGCATGTTGCATCCATATCTGCAATCAGATAGTCCAGATAATTCCGAGCTTTCTTCAGATCCTCAACACCATTTTTCTTCTGGAACCGAAGCAGATACTTCATAGAATTCCATAACATTGCGGCCTGCTTGCCTGGCAGGTCCTTAACCACATCATTCAGAATATCAATAGCCTCAACGCCAGCAATATTCTGATAATGATCTGGATGATTTACTTTGTTTCCCATTTCTATACCTCTTTATTTTGTTGTTTCCAATGTGATACTCCTGTTGCACTGCGGACACTCCACGTAAGAATCCAAAAATACTGGTGAGTGTTTAATGTCTGGCAACTTATAATGACAGTGCTTAATATCTTCTTTCTCATAAGAGAATCTGCAGCCACAGTACTCACATTTAGTTACTGTTTTAGTTCCTGGTTCAATAATTTTGATCATTTCTATACCTCCTTATGCTCTCTGCATTTTAATTGAAATAACCGTAAGATCCTTTCCGCACTGTGGGCACAATACATAATACTCAAATAATTTTGGAAGTTTTATAATACTTGGCGCACATCTATCAGGTGTCTTGTGTGGACGACTCTGAATATCTTCTTTCTCATAAGAGAACTTACAACCGCAGCTATTGCATTCGGCCACGGTTTTAGTTCCTGGTTCAATAATTTTAATCATTTTTGTCCTCCTTATTTTGTTGTTATTATATATCTCTTACCACAATGTTGGCATTCAATATAAGATATAACTGCTTTTAATTCGCCTCTAGAATAAAGCTTATCTTCTTTGATGTTTTCTCTATCCGAGAATCTACAACCGCAATTTTCACAATCATAAATAGTCCTGCTTCCAAACTCAATGATTTTGCTCATTAGTCAAGTTCCTCCAATCTCGGCATCTCTAATACATATCCGCCGTCTCTAGACTTTCTAATATGAGCTCCACCAAGTTCATACCAACCATAATGGAAGTCATTTGCCTGTGTCGGAATACCAAGTGACTCGTATACATCTCCGACTGATACAGAATCATACTTGTCAAGATACTCAGTTAAGGTATCAAGAGTTAAATCTGCATCTGCTCGAGTCTTAAATCGGATGTTGTCCATATCGTATCTAGCCCGTCCTCGAGGAGCCGATCTACGTCTACGGTCATCAAACCTGTCATCGTACGATACTCGCTCTACGCTACCACGACTGAAGCTACTACGTCCACGTGATCTACGTCTTGTATCGCCATAGAATGCCATGTTGATAGCACCTTCAACCATATCAACGAATGTGTCCTTTAACGCTGGAATCAGAACATCATTAAAGATATACGATCCAACACCTTCGGATTCATCGCTTAAGAATGTTTCTCCGAATTTCTGACCCAGGGATTTTTTCTGAGTCGTTACTCTATTCTTTACCACTTTTTCAATCTTCTGACGCTCTTCAGATTTTGTAGATTTCTTATTTGTTGCCTTTGCGCCAGTAGCGATTGAGTTGCTCTCCAATCTTTCCATTTTAGCTCCTTTCTAAGAAAAAAGTCTAAGACCATGTTTCCATGATCCCAGACCTTAAGATTTCCAATCTTGTTAAGTACTACTTTTCGTTTTCAGTTTCATCCTGATCCTCATCAGTCTCTTCAGGTTCCGCTTCACGATAGTCTGCATCTTTAGAGTCTTTAAACCTCTTCAAGTCGGCTCTCTTTTCTTTTACCTTCTCGACTAACTTCATGCCTCCCTTAACTGCTGCTTTTCCAAGCGTATAAGTTCCGACAGCCGCTAATCCGATCAGTGCAATCCCAAGTTTGCCTAATGAATCGTCGTCCTTAGATTCCTCAGTTGCAGGCGTTGTGTTAACGTCCTCTGATACCATAACCTCTGTGTTCTCATGTAATTCTGACATACTTTTGTCCTCCTTAAATTTTTTGGTATATCTCTCATTATAATATATGATTTTTTTGCGACCCTACATTAACTCGCGGTAATCAAACCTCGGATTTGCGAAATATCCAATTGTCAGGCACGGCTTTCCATTCCTTAACGTTGAGTCGAACTGCACATCCACATAAGTGTCTGGTGACCATCCTACGTCATCTCCTACTTCTACGTGACTTGCATTTACTTCATCGTAGAATTCATTCAGAGATATAAACATCTCACCGCCAAGGAATCGATCCTTTATCTTTCCAACGGCCTGCAGTATTTCTTCTCTTGTCGAATAGAACACATTGCCTGTATAGAGGTCAATACAAACCTCTTTTCCTTCTGGCATGCCATCAAACTTAGACTCTGAGATCTCTTTTACCTGTTCGTCCCTAGCAGCTTTGGTAGCTTTGACATCTGTCTTTGGTGATACCTTAGCTACATTTCTACGGTATCTGTCATATGCATTAGCCGTGAACTCGTACATTGCTGTCATAGCTGTAAGTCTGGCTGTGCTGATTTTGTATGATCCGACGAATGCTGAGATGCTTAAAGCCCCTAAAATCACTGTAGGGACATAGCACTTCCAGCAAGACTTTACTATCTGCTTTGGTCCAAGTTCCTCAAATCTATAAGCCATATCAGACTTTGCTACAGACATTGGAAGATCCTCATATTCGATCTCTCCATTTTCATATCTGTTTGCAATCTCATCATCCATTTTGTCAATTGCCATTGGCGTAGCTTTAACCGCACTGATTACAGTAGCAGCTAATCCTCCGATCCCAGCAATCATAAGAAGCATTGGTGCATTCTTATCGGCAATGACTGGAACCTTATTTGCCTCCTTAATTAAACTGTTTAATAAACTCATTTTGTTCTCCTTTCTTATATCAGCATGCTTGAACTGTATTCCATGTCTTTGAACCAGCCTTTAACTTCTCGTTTTTCCTGTTTAGTTTCCATGAATAACCCATGCGGTAAATCAAGATACCGTATATAGTAACCATCAGTGTTTTCAAACGGCACAAGTTGAATATCAACCCATTCGTTTGTCTTGTCATTCTCGTCCATATCGATCTTAGACCAACCTACAACGCTTCCGAAACTTGTTGGATGCAAATCGAGATCGTATCTAAACTGATCGTAAGTTACCGTGTGAGCAGGGCTTAATGCCAATTTCCTATTCAGCTTTAATATAGCTGATTCTACTGTCGCTTTGTCAGCATAGAAACCCTCATCGGTAAGACTGTCAATAAAGAACGTCAATCCCGTTGTATCTACGAATTTTGATTCCTGCTCAGATACTGTTTTCGTAATTGGAGCTCTGCTAGCTTTCCAAATATTTTCTTCTTTTTCTTTGCCTACCTCGTGTACTACTTCCTCTCTATATCGCTTAAAGTTAGCCTGTAAGAGACTCATAGCTCCTGCTAATGCTGCCAGCTGTTTCTTGTTTAAGAAGTTTGATCCAAAGATGCACCCTATTGTAGCAGCGCCAACTACAATAGACGGAGCGTAAATCGGAGCTACAACCTTTACCTCTTCAATAAACGTAAGCTCTCTATGCTTCTTTTTCTCAATCTCGTCAACTTTAAGTGTTGCTTTGATGGATGCTTTATTTGTAAGGATGTTTGATACTACCACACCTATAGCCGCACCTATAGATAAAATAGTAGGCATGTTTCTTTTAATAAAATATCCTACCTGTTCAGTGTTCATTTTGACTCCTTTCTAGAAAAGGTAGAGGACCTGAATTAGTCCTCATCCTCTTTTTTGTCGGTTGATTCTAAAGCCTTTACTTTGTTATCGACTGCCTTATCGATACTTAACTGTGTCAAACAGATTCCTAAGAATCCTGCTATAGCAGTACATCCGATCTGGCCAATCTTTAATAAAGTTTCTTTGCCCATTTTATCACCTCCTATTATATGAAATGAATTATCTGCGATGTCGTCTTTCTGAAATCATCAGTACTATAAACGCCGTTAAAAATGCTAATAAGAATGTATCCATAATAACTAACTCCTAATAAATATCTCTCTGAATTTCTTTTACGATCCTGTTAGTTTCTTCCTGCTGCTTGTCGTATTCATATCGTGTATATGCTCTAAACGATCCAAGTATAACGATCATTACAAGACAAAATATAAAGAATTTATCTTCCCTTTTCAATTTCCTCTCTCCTTCCTAGAAAAGCTTAAAGGCCATGTTTCCATAGCCTATAAACTTCGTTCTTTATTATTTTGTGTTTCGATCCTGAAATTCTACTAAAGCCTTAACAACTTCGGTATTTTCAATGTTGTCTCTCAGCATACGATCGTGAAAATCACTCATGCCTTTCTGCCATCCGTTTCTGTATGCTTCTGCATTTGTCATGCCAATGTACTTTCCAATCATAGCACCACAAGCACGACCAGTTGCAACAGCAATTACAGTCGTAGCGCAGAAAGCGATGATATCACTCTTATGCTCAACAACATACTCTTTTGCCTCGTTAAGTTTCTGTTTAGTTTTTTCTTTCATTTTAATTCTCCTTTCAACTTAAAACAATAAAGTTCTCATTATAGACTAAGAATTATTTGCGAAAAGCTTAAAGGCCATGTTTCCATAGCCTATAAACTTAACTTTCTTGTTTCTCAGATCTTCGTCTTTGGAAAGATCCCCGGAAATGCCTTACTAAGTATTGCTCCTCCATTACCTTCGAAGACCATCACTCCGATGCTAAGACCGGCCCAAGCGGCCAGCGTTACTCCGGATTTGATCAACTCTAATTTTGAATTAGTTTTAGACTGCTCCAGTTCGCGTTCTCTAATGTCGAGTTCTCTTTCTTTGTGATCAAACTCTTTCATTTTGATATCGCGCTCCTGTGTGAGCTTATCTTCTTCTAATTTCAATTTGTAGAAGCTAACCAAATTGTCGGCAATAGCGTTTCGCTCGTCTCCAATCTTTTCATCGAAGAGTTTATTGTCCTCTTCAATAATAGTTTGCTCTAATACCTCTCTTAAGTTTTCAGTTCCTTCTTCTCTTGCCATATTTGACTCCTTTCAATATTATAACAATAAAGTTCTCATTATAAGCCCTGTTTTATTTGCGTGCCTGACATACGCCTAACTTCGAACGTTACTGTATCGGAATTGTACATCTCTTTAAGAGAGTCTTTTCCCTTAACCTCAAGAGCACAGTAGTACCCTTCGCTATCCTCGTCCCTAGCCATTTTGATGATGCCTGGGCAAGACATTTTCGTTACGTTTTTGCCAACATGCATACCGACAATATACCCAAGAGTTACACATATAATGCATACTAATACGTTCATTTTAATTCCTCCTTATCTTTTTATATCCTATTACTATAGCTTCGATATCTCCGCATCTAATACCTCCTTGAACTGCGGATGTGTAGGAAAACTCTGCGAGCGCTTTTTGGAGTTTGTCTGAAGATGATATTGTCTCTTGTGCAAATAAATATCTAGGGATAGATGTGTGATCATAATATGTGACTCTTTTTGCATAGTTTTTCACCGCCTTTTTGAATGCTTGAACCTTGCCGTACTGGAACCATTTATAAGAGAAGTAGATCCTTATATGATCTGGTCTAGTGACAGTGGTTATTACGTCCCAGCCATTACGCATTGTAATAATATCGTGAACCATATAGTAAATATAATTCCGTCTAGAAATATCAATATGAGTTTTAAACATTATAATCCCTCCTTCATAGTTTTAAACAGGTGCTCGAAGCTGTCATCATTGAATTCAATTGCATGACAGATATCTTTTGATATATCCCTAGTATCAACTGGAGTTCCTTTTGGCGATTTACCAGCGATTAACGGGCTCTTGCCTATTGTCTTCATAACTGAATTCAGCTCGATATATTTTGACAGCTTTACAGCCTTGAATCCAGACAAGTCTACAATGCCAGATGCAACATGAATATCAAAGATATTGTTGTCCAGGTACACCATCTTCTTATCAAGATCTCTTGCTGAGAACGGAATAATCATACTCTGATCATTGTCCCGGTATAAGAAGACAGCAGACAACATGCCTCCACAATTCGGAACTAACCGAATAGAATTGCAATCTGATGCTACCTTACTCTCGTAGAAATGGCCATCCAATCCAACGAAATCCTCAACATACTTTACTACCATTTTTGTATCCTCCTTTAATTTAAAAAATATAAAAGGAGAAGCCTATGTAGGCCCCTCCTAGTTTTTGTGATGTTTTTTCCAGATATGTTTGATGATAGCATAGATTATCAATCCTGCCACTATCACATCTCCGAAAGTGAACAGTATTGAAATACCTCCTGCTAAGAGCAGTGCTATTCCAACTACTATCACTCCTAATAAAATAGCTCCTAAAATTATCAATGTAATCATCTTACATTCCTCCTTTCATCTCATTATACACTATGAGATTTTTGCGAGGCGTTCAAGCTCATCCATTACGAGGCTAATTCCCTCAAGTTTACCTTTTAAGCGTTCCGTTTCCATAAGAATATGTAACCCTTCTACTGAATCTTCATCCGGTAACGCTTTTGCTTTCTGGTTCAATTCTTTTGCTCGTGTTAAGATTTTCTCTGCTTCTTTATTTGAGAAATCAATCATAGCTATTAACTTACTGTGTGTTAAAATTTCGTTTAATGTCATTTTGACTCCTTTCTAGAAAAGCTTATAGACCATGTTTCCATAGTCTATAAACCTTATTACTACTCATTATTTTCTTGGTTTTCTTACTCCATAATTGTATGGTTTTTTCATACTAATCACCTCCTTATAATAATGTTTAGTTCTCATTATAATGAATGAAATATTTGCGAGATAAAAGAAAGAGCCAATGTTTCCACTGACTCATCCTAGTTAGAATAGTAAAGCTCCTATTCCAAGACCGATTCCTACCAGTGCAATTACCGGTCCTAAAATCGCTAATGTAATAAATACCTTTACTATGTTTGCTAAGAATTCTTTCATCTTTTAGCTCCTCCTTTCTTCCTATTATAGGAACAGAATATCTTGCGAAAAAGGAACGGGCTTTGAATCGCCCGCGTCCCTAGACCTCTATTTAGTTGTGTTTTGATTTTTCTTCTTTCTCTTATCGAAATATGTCTGCAATTGGAAATACTCCCAAACTGATGCAAAATATCCAACAGCACTAAATGTTATTCCGATCCAGAGACCTACATTGTAGATCATCCAGAATCCAATGAACATTAGTAATGTTGGTGCGCATACAAAGCTTAAAGCTGACGCCAATGCAAATAATTTTTCTAATCTTTTCTTCATATCAAATTACCTCCTAAATGTTTAATCTTCATTATAGTACATGAATATGCTGCGAAAAGAAAGAGGCCTTGTTTAAGCCTCAATCTCAGATTCGTTCATTTCGTTTACAATTCGGTTATACGCCCTTACACCTGTGTCTTTGTCGCATGTCCTTTTTAATACTTCATCAGTTCTTCTATCAACTACTAAGTATCCATTACTAGACACCTCCTGAACAAGTGCTATAGTTCCATTGCTTTTTACTAAATCGTAATACATATAAATCACTCCTTTCATTATATGAAAAGAAAAATATGCGAAGAAAAGAAGAGAGGACCTGAATTAGTCCTCATCCTCTTCGTCATAACTAAACGCCATTGCTACAAAATATGCAATAATTCCACATCCAAATGCTACAATTGGGTTCATGATTCCTACCATAGTCAATACCGCAATTACAAGTATTGCTACTGGGAATATAGTGATTAACCAACGTCCATCTTTGAATATCTTTAATAATTCTTTCATATTTATGTACCTCCTTTAAATACGTCTCTAGTTCCTATTATAGGAAAGGAATTAAATGCGAGGTAAAAATATAAAGCCCATGTTTCCATGAGCAATATATTTTGATTTGTTGGTTTATTTGGTTTTCTTTTTGATAAGTTTCTCTTCAATGATACTCCAAATTACTAAACCTGCGCCTATACCGATCATAGTAAGTGAGGCACCTTTGATAAGTCCGTCACGGTACATTTGACCGCCGAAGTTTATCAAAGCGTTACACTCATCACTACTCATCTTATTAGCGAGATTTTCAATAATGTTCTTCTGTTCATCTGTGATAACACTACTCATATAAATCACCTCCTATTATAATAACAGATTTATTTGCGAAAAAGAAACACACCCTGAATTCTTGGCGATACTCTGACGTCCCTAGACCCTCGTATAGAAAGTCTAGAGACATCGTATGTACGTTACTGCTTTCTAGCTGCGGCAGCTTTGCGCTTGTTATGCTGACTTGTGCTAATACCGAGCAGAGCACCCAGAAAAGTGTCAACTGCAGTAATAGTTCCTACGACCTGGTCTCCATATGGAAGCCCCCAGATGGTAGCAAGTGTGAAATAAAGAGTACCAATCGCTGGTAAGGCAATTAATGCAATCCATTTAAGAATATCATACTGTTTATTTGTTAACTTCATTTTGACTTTCTCCTTCCGATATTGGTGGTACGGTAAATATTTTGAGTCGGTTGACTCCCTCCATAACCCTCTTTGCTGAGCCATTTCCGCCTAGGGCTTTGTACGGTTCATAAAGGTAGTCGCTCAAATTCTCATATTCATCTTTTGTGATCCATCCACGTTCAATGTACGTCATTCCTAATGCTACAATGCGGTCGTGGGCCAGTCCAATGAGCATCTGACTTTGTAATGATTTTTTGTCATCTTTTTTCTGGAGCCAAGCCCAGAATCCCGAGGATGCAATAACCGAACACAACACAGTGACGATAATTGATACGATACTTTCCATAATCTTCCTCCTTATGCGATTACTTTATCAAGCTCATAAGGAATAAACATCCATGCGTCATTACCTAATACAGAATAAGCTATTGAAAATATCTTAGCTCCATAATCGGCTATAAAGTTGCAGACCCATTCTTCCGCTAATATCCAATATTCTGGTTTTACAACCTTATGAATATCGTCTAGCAGACCGTAACTAACAAGAGCACAATGACCTAGCTCATGGATAAGAACTTTCATGAGGAGTGCACCATATAAGCTCCTCGACATGAAAATAGTTGCAAGGTTTGGGTCTGTGGTGGCTAATGTCATTTTTCCAGTCCTATCCATAAGCATTTTGTCATTTGGGTTTACGAACTTTATCCTCCATAAATATCCATTCATTGAGAATCTGTCCATAATCGCAGTTCTCTTTAGATAGTCATGTTGTCTACTAATGTAGAAAGTTCGGTTTTCATTGCACGCTTCAATTCAGGGCTTGCTTTGCTCCAAATATCACGCATAGAGATAATGGCCTTCTCGACATGTTCTTTTCCACGCTCTTCCATTCTCTCTTTGTCTTCTGATGAGCCAGTTTTCGTGTAATGTTTTCTTGCATCAGACCAAGAATCATACGCAGCTCCATAAGTGCTAACTGGCTTGTTCATCATTTTTGGTTCATTTTGATCCATATAGCCAAAGCGGAGTTTCATTTGATCTGCAAACTCTGTTGGATCACCGGTGAGATATTGCTGCATGTTGTAGTCCTCACCTTCTAAATACGGCATATATCCGTATCTAGATCCGTGCCCAGCTGAAGCGTATCTACCACTAGAGGCATAGCGATTTGGATTGTACCCGTAAGACCCATCTCCCATAGCCTCTACAATCGATTTGTAGTACTTTGACTGCATGCAGTAGTTCTCGGCTTCATAAATATCTTTGATCATATCAACGACTTCGCCCATTTCATGAGCATCTACACACTCGATTCCATGAGAAAGCTGTTCCTTGACTGAATCTACAAGAGTTGCCTTAATAGAACAGAGATCTTTCATCTTTTCCATTTTGACGACACCTCCTTAGGCAAGTCTACGGACAATAAAAGCACTATTAGCAGCGACAGTTACGTCCGTAGTACCAGTATTAGTCACGGTTATACGATCGTAGTCCCCGCAACAATTCTTGACTAATGTCGAGGTAGCTACGTTATTAGAAGCATTGGCAGCTCCTGGAGTAGCAACCATAGTTGTCTCTGGCATCGTTGCCCCTCCTAATTGGAAAGCAAGCTGTACAGGAGTGCCTGCGACAGCGCCAGAGATGTTACCAGCAAAAGAAGCTTCATAAATGCCATTAGCTCTCATTTTGACAGATCCAGTGTTTGCTCTATGACACTCAGCGCAACCTGTCTTAAGAAGAACTTTGTCAAAGGTAATGGACTGACCAGCAGTTAATACCTGATCAGCAGTATTTGATAATTCAATCATTTTATAATACCTCCATACAAGGGAGAGCCCGTTTCTAGACCCTCCCTAATCATTTTGACGTTAATTAGCAGCAACCGTTATTAGTTGATCCACAGTAGCATCCAAACCCGTAGTTTGCGTATGGATTTGGAACTGTAAATGCCGGAACAGCAGCTGGACGTAACTGATTAACAAGATACTGGTTCTGAGCACACTGAGATGCTGTAAGCTCCAACTTGTTAATAGCAGCCTGCTGGCTAGCAATTGTCTGATCTTTTGCATCCATCTGCATTTTGACCATTTCATCATGCAGAGCACGATAGTTGGCATTATCATTGTCGATAATGTCTCTTGTCTGATTGTTAATTGCATTTGTGATGGCACAAGTATTTGTAGCCATATCATACTGAATCTGAGCCTGTCCCTGGCGGTTCTGACAGCAGCAATCAGCTAACTGTGTCTGAATAGCATTTGTTGACTGTAAATTTGCGATATTAGAAGCGTTAGCACTGTCACTGATAGCACTCTGAAGAGCGTTAGTAGACTGCAGCATGCTAGTATTCATAGCATAGAAGCCATCGCAAATTCCACTGTTGATGCCATTAAGCTTATTAAGAATTGACTGGGTATCAAATCCTCTCTGAAGATCGCCATTAGTTGCACAGCTATCTCCATTTCGTCCCTGGCCACCCCAGCCATTTCCCCATCCGCCGAAGATAGCAAACAGGATGATTAACACCCACCATCCGTTTCCATTGCCCCAGCCATCACCATTTCCATCTTTTGTAACAGCAGCGATATCTGAAAGACTTGGCGCACTACCCATATTAAACATAATTACTTCCTCCTTATTTTACATGGAAAAACTGTTCTGCCTGTCGGATAGCATCTTCTTTACTTACCCCCATAGACTTACAAATGTTCTCCGCAATCTCTTGCCCTTTTTTCTCATCGCCAGATTGAATAACGTTAATCATGCTTTGAGCATTAGGGTTATTAGCAATATTAGGATTCTCCTTTAGAATCTTCATTGCCATTTGCTGAATACATTGACTTATCATTCTTCTTGTCCTCCTTGAATCGCGACTTATTTTGATGCCCTTGCCGTTTGAGCATATTCTCTATTCTGTCAAGCTGAGCTTTTAATTCTCCGGTGTTATCACCATTTTGGCACTCTGATTGAGCCTGCTCATTCGAACTTATAGAATAGATAATACTTTGCAGAACGCCATTGCTATTCCACTGCTTAGCAATAACCTTCTTGCAATCCTCTGTCATAAACAGACAAATACTGCCATCCATTGGTATTTCTGCAGGCACAATATCCTGTTCTGAAGTTACAATCCTTCCTCTGATTGGAATAATTGGCCGTTGATTTGCCATTGCGTTTGCCAGATTAGGCTGCCCTACAGTCTGGTTATTCATAACTTGGGGATTATGAATAAGTTTTGGTCCTCCATTCCAATTTGGTTGGTCTACAGGACCCATAGGCCGTCGCATTCCTTGGGCGTCGATGTTTGGTGTATAATCCATAGCAAAACAGCTCCTTTCCTATTTTGATTTAAAAGTTCTTATCCCTAGACACAAACGAGTAAAAGTCTAGAGATATTATTTAATTTTCTTTTAACGTCACTTGGACGGTTGAGAATTACTGCAATGACATCACCTCCCAAAACCATTTTGATTTATGTCAAAGACTCGCTAGTAGCCTCCGATTCCGAACTGTCGCCGTCTGTTGTACTAACTGGGTCATTCTTGTAAGCTCTGATAGTAACGTCATTAGATAATCCGTCATGAATCTCAATGACGTTGTCCAGCTTGAACCCGTCGAATGTAGTGACATTTCCATTGTCGTCTGTAATCTCCATATGAGAAATATTGTCTGCATTACGAGCAGTAGAAGCGATTCTGTCAAACACTGCTGGGGATTCGTATGTTGAAGTAATGTTCAGATAAGTTCTACCGGACTGATTCTGAGCATACTCTCTTGTAAATTTTCGAATATCAACTGTCGTTCCATTTCCAAATTTAAGTTTCATTTTGATCCTCCTTACTTAATTCTTTAAGCATATCAAGTTCTTCCTCTCCGATAATAGGAATAGCCCATTCATCCGGACAGTATATTTTGAATCTTTGTTTCCAATGTTTCTTACGATACCACTTATTCCAGAAATATGCATTTGCAAGAGATCTGGTCTTGTGCATATCGCAAATATAAGTACAACGAGAATCCGGTGTTCCATTTTCCTGATAGTTGTATGCAGAGCACCAACTGCAGCCTTCAGCAATAGGACAATAGAAGCATTCGTCACTAGACTCTGTTCTTCTGTCAATTTTATTGAGGCACTCAACGCACTGCTTATCGCATTTTCTTTGAGCAATTCCGAAATTGACATGGCCAATTCTAAGAGGCTCTCGGGATGTACCTAGACTGCTTTCCATATATCTGATGCATGGGTAAAGCCATCCATCGGGGTCCATTGCTAACATGAAGCCAGTTCCTCCGCACCAGTTTTCAAGATCTGTTTCTTCCTTTGGTTTGAAGAAGTCATTCTCGAATAATGCCATGAAATGGTCATCAGCTAAGTCATTTTCAAGCCAATAATCGGCTAACATTTTGAGCTGCTCATAATAGATTTTCGCGTGCTCCAATGTCCATCCTTTTTCATAAACGACATTCGCATTGATATCTTTGTATCCAAGTTCTACCATATGCTTAATCGCCGAGAATAGATGCTGCACATTACCTGGCGCTATGGTGATCTTAGAGCCCATATAGTATCCCCTTGATATCCAATCACGAGCTCCAGCTACTGCCACATCATAAGACCCAGTACCATCTGGAAAGACTCTACAAGCATCATGCAGAGCCTTATTTCCATCGATGGTAATTGAGAAAGAGAGATTATGCCGCCATTTGTTCAGGAACTTCTGAACCTTAGGCTCAAAATATAATACACCATTTGAGCAAATCGAAATACAGAATTTTGTTGCCCATGGATGCATCAACTCGATAGCTTTATCATAGAAATACGTGCAAATCTGATCAATAAGATCCACGCATAAGAAAGGCTCTCCGCCAATAAACTCAATGATAATACCAGGTGATGTAGAGGCGTCGATGTAGTTACCGAGGCGTTCATCACCGGTAAGAAGCATATCAATAAGTTTCTTTGCATCTTCGAACTTCATTTTTCTCTTGCCTTTGTTTATCTGGTAACAGTAGGTACAGCACAAGTTACACTCGTCTGTTACTTGAAAAGTCACGGTACGAGATAAAGTTCTTCTGTCAGACGCATTATTTGTAATAATTGTCTCAGGATACAACCTTCCAATCATATCCTGAAACTGTTCAAACTTCTTCATAGGCTTAGCCCTCTAATACGGTAATGTGTACGAGGTGCTCTGAAAAGTCTGTTACTGCCCATCTGAATTTAACATCTTTTCCTTCATGCTCCAGAACACGAGGCTGTAAAGACTTTTCTAACTCAGCTTTAGCAATGTCGTAGGAACACTCAGCCTCTTCAAGCAGTTTGTGATAATGCTTGAATGGTACTGAGTCCAGCACTGAAGCATCCGTATCATCTTTCGCCGACTCAAGCATATGAGCTACAACGTCTTTTCTAGTCATAACCTCGTATGCAAGTCTCTGTAAATAGTCAGCTGTTTCCTTGTTAAGTTCTAATGTAAAGTTTTTCATATTAGTTAACTCCTTTTCTTTTAATAGTTTTTATGCTTTGATATTAAAATGTAATTCGCTATAATATGTATTAGCGAATGTCGCTAATGGCTTTCCCTTGTTAATCTTTAGCTTATATGTTGGATAACCTGGAACAAGATACCAATCATTTTTGCTATCTAATTTTATAGTCGGTTCGTTGGCACTCATTTTGGAAGGGTTAAGCAATGAATCATGTTCATTAATAAATGTTATTGCTGTGTCGCCCAGATTTGTTTTCTGATTTAAAATTGTTAAACCATCAATATTAAAATTATACTCTGTTCCTTTTCTAGTTACGCTTACAGATTTAGCAGTTACTAAATCGGTGTCAACTGCATAAGTCCATTCGCCATTAGCAATCAGATCTACTGTTAGGTCCTCACCCCCCCCCGATACTACGGCACCAAATGCTTGAGCTTGGCAGGTACCTGTACACGTTGCTGAGCAGGTAGTAGCACATGCGTTTTTACATTGTCCACTACAGCCATTACTACATCCGTCGCAATTTCCAGTACATGAGCCGTAACATCCAGAACCACATCCTCCTGAACATCCGGAGCATCCTCCAGAACAATCAGAACAGCCTTGGCATCCAGTTGTGCATGCCGATTCACAAGATCCTTCGCAGCCTTGGCATCCAGTTGTGCATGCCGATTCACAAGATCCGTCGCAGCCAGCATAGCATCCAGTACAATCTCCTCCGCATCCACTTGATCCAGAACATCCTCCACAAGATGAACATGAAGAACACGAACTAGCACAGCCAGTACAACTATAGCATGTGGCACAAGCCGAACCCTTTCCTTTCGATGAACATGAACTAGAACAAGATCCTCCGCATCCAGCGCATCCTGAGCACCCTTCACAAGATCCGTCGCACCCACTGCACCCATTGCAAGATCTCCCACACCCGTCACAAGATCCAGAACATCCTCCTTGGCATCCACTGCTACACCCTATGCAACCAGAGCAAGCATTGCATCCTCCACAATTGCCAGAGCATCCTCCGCAGCCACTCGAGCCGCTGCCACCAGATCCACCAGATCCGCTACATCCACCAGAACAGCTGCTACATCCGCTGCATGTACTACCGCACGTCCCTACGCATAGTCCAGAGCATGCACCACGACATGAAGAGCTAGCCCCATCGATTGGCTCTTTAGACAACGAGTCAGTGTAAGATAGTAATTCATTATTGAACGATGATGGGATCTTAGAGCCCGTCTTAAGATCGGCAGTATTCAAATTACCATGGTCTTTAATGTTCAACAAAGGCTCGACTACTTTTTTACCTTGATCCGCTGTGACTTTAGTTCCGGATGTAGGAGTTGTGGAGAAGTCGTACGATGCAGATGCAAACCCAGTCATAGAACCATTATATGCTCTACGTTGCATTTCAGTTTTTACCTTGGCTTTAAGAGTGTTCATTTCTGCCGCGGTAAGAAAATTAGGCATTATCTTCATCCTCCTTTTTAAAAACTTTATTTGATTTTTCCTCCCGGGGATTTTTTATATCTCGTTTTTCGTTATCTTTTACAAAATGATCAAATCCCGATAAATACATTATATAATACCCCCCATTTTGAATTATCCCCACGTCGCTGCTAATGGCGTCCAGGCAGAACCATTGTAGAATCTAGCTACACCTGAAGTATCGATCCACAGGAGCTTAGTATTGGCCGGGGCAGAAGCACCGTAATGATATCCTCCAGGGTCTTCCGATCCTACAGCAAGCCAGCCAGGATCTCCCCATGATCCTCCGTATGAAATATAAACATACATCATTTTATTACGAGGGTTATATACTAACTGGCCGGGATATGGAGAAGATGGAAAACCGCCGCCTTCTCCAATATAAAGGCCGTTGACTCCTCCCCAATATTTCCCATTATAAACCTGTAAAACATCTGATTGGTCCGGATTAACCCATAGATCACCAACTTTAGGATTTGTTGGTTTGGATGCTCCATAGCTAACTCCGCCAGACTCGGCAGATTTCTTGATTGACTCTAACAGGTATTTACCATTTGGCGCATCAGCATGGAATGACTGAACATTACCTGGAGAGATAATATGAGTAGCCCCATCGAATGCTTTTAGATCGAAATTAGGAAACTCTGTAGCCTGAGTGAACTTCGTGGTTGAGGATCGATATGGGGCTATATCTGTAGCCGTTTCTCCTTCTTCTAATTGAACTTGAATTTGGCAGTCGGTTACGGTCGTTCCTTTAAAAACGGACACGCCCATACTATCAAGTGCGCCTTCGACCCTTGTAAAAGTGAATGTTTTCGATTTTGTATTATCGTTTGCAATGATGTCAACAATATCAGTAACAGCATTATCAGTTACGTTTATTAAGAATACTCTTGCTGTTCCATTTTTTACACTCGCCGTAATTGTATATTTATTGCCAACCGTTAGACGAGGAACAAGAATTGTTCTAAATAGTGCGAAAGTCGCATCGGCAGAAGCATCTGCTGTTCCTGAAGCGTGTATTACTCCATTTGAATCTACAGTAAATGTTACTCCATTCATAGTATACGATGAACCATGAAAATATGGATACGGAATCAGATTCTTTCCAATCGTCTTAATATCATAACCAGAATATGGAACGAATGGATCATCGGTGTCAGTTACCATCCTAATATTAGAAACGGTCCCGTGAACATCACCAGTGGTTTTATGATATTGAATTACATAGTTGCAACTATGGTTTGTCCAGTCGTAATCATTTTTTGATAAAGTCTCAATATTAGTTACCCAAAGACCATTTTTAAAAATCTGAAAAAATGTATGTAAGGTTCCTTTAATTGTCGTATCATACTTAGCATACAGTGTATTTATAGTATTATTAAATAACTTCTCGACGTGCTCATATAATACAAAACCAGGTTGCACAGTACCGTCGGATATAGTACCGTCTAATGAAATTATTCCTTCTTTAGTGTATGTCATAGTTACACCATGCGAAACGCTTCCGCTAGCTTTGACGTATGGATAAGGTAATAAATTCCTGGTAGCCTTGCCAATCATCAACGGCGCTTCTACAGTACCTGTTAGATCCGTTTTCGTTGACTCGATAAGCGATACTTTCTCTTTACCTAGCTTCTCTGCTTCCAGAGTAAGTTTAGCTCCAAGGTCACCTTCGAGTTTGTTTTTTATATTTTCAAACCACTTATCAAACTCGGTCTGGGACGCCTTTTCCCACTGCTGGAACGTAGACCAGTTAGCATCGTAAGCGGCTTTAATTGTAGCGAACCACTGATCATAGCCATTCTTAATACTGTCGTACCATTTCTGATAGTCCGATTTTGAAGTTGCTTGCCAATCCGTAATCTCTTTTTTAGCTGCCGTGAGCCAAGCCTGGTAATTCTGCTTCTCTCCATTCATCCATGTATTGAAGTTTGCAGTATTCTCTTCTACAAACCGATTCAAGATATCTTTCCATTGAGGAATAAGCTGTTCGATGCTGATTACCTCGAGAATGCCTGTAACAAATGGACATGCGCTCGTCCCTACACAGTTTTCAATATCCGCCTGTCTGATTGACGTAACCTCTTTACCGACTGTGACATATGCCAATGGATACTGATGAACTTCTTTAGTATTTGTCAATGCCGGTTTGGCTGGTGTAGACGATGGCGTTCCTTTAATTAATTTAATGCTGTTTGCTCTTACAGATTCAACTGAATTGATCTCCAGAACAACTGCATCAATACGATCCATAAGAATCTCTGATGGTGGAATAGTCACTGGATAAAGAGCATCGTTGTAACTCCAAGTATGATTAAACCATGCTCGTCCAGTTCCAACCGTTACATTCATCTGATTGCTCTGCTTTACGACAAGGCAGTCTCCGATGGATGCAAAAATTCCATCTCGAATCAAGCCATCAAATAATCTTGAAATGTCGGTAGCGTCATATAATCTATCATGATCTACGGAATTAAAAAATCCAGATGCAAAACTCATATTTTTCCTCCTTTATCTTATTCTTTAAGAGCCTACTGGTATTCTATTATCATCGGCACTTACAAAGTCTGTAAAAGTAGGGTATGAAGTTTCCCCACTAGAATCTTGGGACATAATAAATTCCGACACGGTTGATGTCCCTTTAATACCATAGTCGTTTTCTATCTGTACTACATCCCCCATTTTGAAATCTCGTCCGTATACAAACATAGTATGAGGATCAACATCTCCATCCATAGATATGGTATGTGGTTTCTCAGCTAAAGCTTCTTTGCCCTTCTGAGCAACTACTTTCAGTCGCTCGGCGTCGCTCATTTTATGGTCCTCATCCTCAGAAGTAATCGATCCAGCATCAATATATATCTCGCATCGATGCATACCGCTCAACTGTTCCTGAGTTTCTCCGTCCCTAGTCACTTCTTTAGTAATCTTCAACGGATTCCCGGATAATGTTTGTGTATCCCCATCTTCTCCAACAGTTAACGCAACGTTTGCGTAATCTTCTTTACTGTCCAAATAAGATGTGTTATTTAAGTTTTCAAATGAAGGACTGAATACAACATACGGAGTTAATTGCTGTGCATAAGATCTATCAATGCCTTTGTACAGCTCAAACTCAAATTGTTTATTTTCATTTAACGTAACTTTAAACCCAATTTGCTTTTCTATGCAAAGAGAGTTTATTGCCTCATATAAGTTTTCATGCTGCTCATACTTGGCGTCGATTGTAAGGGCAGTTATTCTACTGTCCGTACTTTTCTTGAATACAAAGTTAGGAATCTTTCTTTCCGATTTTGACGGTGCTATAATAGCGTCATTTATAAGCTTCTCTATTCCATCTTGGAAATTTCCGCCAAGTGTAGTATTGTCCCATATTATCCTACGCTTCAGCAAGCTCTCAAGAGAGTAGCCTATAACTTTAATTGTTGGTCCTTCTGTAGCATTCGTTTCAAGAAGCATTCCCTGAATAATCATCATGTGAACTGAATCATCATTTTGAAGATAGTAGTCATTGACTAGATAAGGAAACACTCCATCCATGTCCAAAGTGAGGTAGAGTTCAAAGTCCCCATTCTCTTGATATCTATCAGTCCAAATGAAGGACTTGAACCTGTCAATAATGGCTACTTTTTCAAACCTTGAGTTTAATATTGTAGCTTCCATTGCTTACCTCCTCAAATTAATCACATTCCATAAGTTATACTCCTTCGTATATCGTATCGTTTTCGATCTTGAACTGAATACTCATTGCTCCTTCTGTAGCATTGTAAATGAAGATATTATCTCCTTTCGACAGCTGGAACCAGCTCGATCCTTTACCTAAGCAGTTGAGAATGTTGGTCGTTAATCCGGCTCTCAGTAATGTAACTGACTTTTCTCCTCGCTTAGTATTTATAATGATATCATCACCAGCACCATATGCTTGACCGGTTAAGGTCTGTATAAAGTCAGTATTTATTCTCATAACTTCACGAGTTCTAGCGTTATAGATAACAATATCTTTTACTGTATCTAACGCATGAATTGTTATCGCTATACCAACTGAAGCATCTCCTTTATACGTTACTACATTCTCATACATATGTACGATATCGCCGAAGTTTATGAGCTTTTCAGTTAACGAATTGTTTTCAAATGGAAATTCGAATTTAGGATTGACGCCACTAAATAATGTAAGCGTCTTTCCATTAGTTGCATAGAAGTATGGGTCTGGACAAATTACGGAGATTTGAGTAGTTTCATGAGCCTGGAATATTTCAGGTTCATTCGACTCGACGTAACCGAAAGCATCAAGAGATCTCTGATCCGTTACGAATGTCAACATGAGGTATCTCTTGATAGGGAAATACTTATATGTAGTATGCCTAATAGTTTCGATATCTGTTCCGAATCTAAAATCCAGAGTCATAACGATATTTCTAGTTTCAAGTTTAGCACTATTATATAATGCTCCATCTCCGGTCGCTATCTCACTAGTGTTGATAGTTGCCTTAACTGGCCCCAAACCTTCAATGTCTGTTATAGCTAGACCCGAAACCTCAGGCCTAGCTAGTTCCATTTCTAGGGATTCCCCTAAATAATTAGTAACGATTACTTTCTTTATCATTTAAGAGCCCCCTTTAATTGACTAAACTGGTTCTTTGTCTGTCGATATATCTCTTTATTAGATAATGCTACAGGCGAATTATTAGTCTGGTTGAATGTATAGTTGTTAGTTACATTGGTACTAGATCCTTTTAGAGCGCGACCAGTTTTACTACCCCTTCCGCCATTCTGCAATGCCGCCAAAGCTTTGCTAAGACCGTTACCTTTGCCGAACACACTTCCGGCTATTCCACTAGCTATAGAAGCTGCAAAACCAGCGCTAGCTCCTGCTACAGAAGATCCCGTAGCTGATGTCACTCCGCTACTAACCATTGACGACAGATTCGAAGTGTTAACACTGGCACTTAAACTAGGCATCTGTATTTTAGATAGTACTGCGTTTACAGCGTCAACTAATTCCTGAGCAGCACTAACAGCTGATGGTATAGCTCCTCTAATGCCTCGAGCAAATGAATTACCAAGTGCACTTCCTTTAGAAGATGCTTTGTCGCTGCCTTTTGAAAACGAAGATAATGCTTTATCTACCACTGATTTACAAGAAGATTCTACAGCTGTTAACACCGTTGTTGCAGCAAGACCTAAAGCAAAGCAATAACCAAGAGATGTTCCGGAAGATTTAAAAGCTTTCTTGAAATTTGTTTCTGCGTAATTCGTAAAAGCTGTGCAAGCCTTCTTGGCAGATTGCTTTGCAGATTTTGCAACCCCTTCGGAAGCCGAGTCAATTCCAGCTTTGAACTGGTTTCCAGCTTTCTTACCTGAAGACTTGAACGACGTATCTTTTTTAAGTACTTCGTCAAATGACTTAGCTACCGCGTGAACAGTTTTTGTCGCTGCAGATCCTTTGAGGTTCCTAGATGAGCCTTTCTTAGAAGATACATCCTTGCCTGTAGCAGCATCAATCATTCCCTGATACATGGAATTGACAGCTCCTAGACCTGCTTCTTTGTACGAATCAGATACTGTTTTTGCTACTTCTTCATTTATTGACAATTTTTCGACATACAGATCGTTCATTTCTTTTCTTTCAGCAGGCGTCATGCTGTAATATACATCAACAAGATCAGCTGCGCTCATTCCCTGATCGACTAGTTCTTTTAACAATCTAGGATCTAGCGATTTAGCAAGGTCAAGTATTTCAGCTTCCCATTTCTTAACAGCTTCGACATTATCTCTGGCTTGTTGCTTTACTGAATCTTTTGTCATTTGCATTTTTTCAGCAAATAGATTATTTACTTCTGTAATTTGTTCACTAGTTGCAAGCTTGAATCCTTCGATATATGGTATTGCTTGCGTCCCTAGACTCTTAAGATAATCCAGCAATCCATCTGCAAATCTCATATTCTTTAGTTCTTCAAGACCTTCGATTACTCTCTTTTCAGCATTAACCTGTGACCACATACGATCAATAATAGTATCATTACCAAGATCGTTTACTACTTCTTCGTATCTCGTAAAGTAATCCGTAGAACTTGAAATGTCGAAATTAACAAACGATGTGAAACTATCAAGACTGCTCTTTACAGATTCTGTCATAGACTTTGCAGTATCTTCGATTTTCTTCTTTGCATCGTCCCAATCATTGTTTATCTTCTTGAGGTTTTTCTCCATTTCCTTAGCTGCTTCTGAAACAGCATTAGGAATTTCTTTTACGTCTTTCTTAACCTCTTTTGCCGTTTTCTTAACAGCTTTCTTTGCTTTCTTCTTGGCCGCTTCTTTCTCTTTCTTCAAAGCAAATGACTTGATAATATCATTAGCTCCAGATTTCTGAAGTTTAAGATTCTTAACATACACATCGTTTATTTCTTTACGTTCTTCATCTGAAAAAGTAAGCATTTCCAATACTTTGCTAAGATTTCCAGGACCTTCATCGACCAATTCCTGAACAAGTCGAATATCCCAACCCTGATTGAGCATCTTCTTGATAGAGCTCTTCCACTTAACAGCATCTTGATAAGTCTGCTTATAAGAAGCGATAATATCTTCTTTAGTTTGCTTACTAGCTTCTGCATACGCTGTGTTTGCCCTATCGATTTCTTCTTTTGAAGCATTTGCAAATAATTTTATGTATGCATAACCAGATTCTCCCATACCTTTAAGAGTATCAATAAGTCCTTTACTAAGACCATTCTTGGATAATTTCGCAAGGTTATCCTTCATCTCCTGATAACCATCAACCTGACTTTCCATGTTCTTAAGAACTGTACTCATCTCATCGTCCATAGAATCAGAGAACTCGGAGAATATGTTCCTAGAGTTATCGAATGCAATATTCGTAAACTTAGTATATTCCTTTATCGAATTAATAATATTGTTCCTGTATTCTTTGAACGTCGAGTTAATGTTGGACTGGATCGTCTTTTGATCATCTTTCAGCTGTTTCACAGCATTTTTAATAGCAGTGTTATTTTCCTTAATAGCCGAATTGAGATTCTTTTTGCTAAGCTTTTTGCCTGAAGCACTAAGGCCCTTCTTTAAACGGTCTTGAGTTTTAAGGAGCTTCTTTAAAGCTGCCTCATGCTGCTTAACGGACTTAGTGTCTTCCTTATACTGATCCGATTCCTTATACAGTGCAATAGCAAAATTCTTGATAGTTTTTTCGGCAGTTTTAGTAGCTTTGCTAAGTGTCTTAAGCTTAGGTGTTGTCTTGAGAAGCTCTTTTCCTAAACTCTTAGAGATTTTAGTAATCGTCTCATAAGGAGTTTTATTAAACGAGCTTACAGCTTTGTCGAAAGTCTTTCCAAACTGATAAGCGACCTTAATGATTTTGGTCATCTTGATCTTTGCTTTCTTGCTGTTCTTCTTAGACTTACTTGCGATTTTCTTAGAAGTGGCATCATATGAACTAGTTACACCATTTCCAGCTTTGTTAGCACTCTTGATAATGTCTTTTGTCGTCTTATCCATTTGGTCTGAAAACGTACTGTTGCCAGCATTAAGAATGCCATTTACGGTCTTCATGACGCCATCAACGTCTTTATTTCCAACCGATTTACTAATGGATTTCTTAATTCCCTTGACATATCCTGTAACTGTTTTTTGAACTTTCTTAGCGCCGTCTTTTATTCCTTTTCCAGCGCCTAGCAAAGCTCCTCTTCCAGCGTCAATACCCGCAAGTTCAATGTCTCCAGCCGTTGATTTAACACCTTTAACAAGTCCTTCTCCGGCATAAGCGCCAATCTTATTGGTTTTCTTGGAAGGGGAATGCTCATCAAGAGATTTCTTGCTCTTCATGCCCTTAAGTAATTGATTACCTAATGAAACACCCGTCGAGTATACATCTGAGCTCTTGTTCTTTGCTCCGCTCATAAAACCTATAGCTGCATTAGTACCAGCCGTGCTAAAATCCTTAGAATTAGATTTCATGCCGCTAGCAAGATTCTTAGCTAATGAAGAACCTGCATCTTTGAATTTTGAATTGTAATCCTTGAATGTGCTATTAGCAGTACTAAGAGCGCTATTTACCACTGAATTAAATCCATCGGTAGTATCTGTATCCGATTTAAATGCATCAGTGACGTATTTCAAGAACTTCTTAGCTACGCTTGATGACGGAGACTTCATATCTTCGCTGTTATTTTTCATTCCAGTGGAAATCCACCCAACAACCTTAGAGCCAACCTTTTCAAAGTCCCCCGATTTTGATTCAAATCCATTCTGTACGGATTTTAGAGAAGTCTTACCCAAAGCCTTAAATGCTTTGTTCATATCCTTGACTTTCTTGGCCAGTCCACCCTTAACACCGTTCAGAGAATTGATGAAATCGGACAATTGCTTAGCGATAGTTCCTGCGTTAGATGTATCAGCTCCTTTTATTGTAGTTGAGAAGCTGACAAAACTCTCACCAAATGATACAAGGTTCTTTCCGAACTTCTTTAAGCTCTCCTTGTTTCCACCAAAGAGTATGCTTTTAGCAGATGTCGCTTCTGGAAGGTCATCGTTTAACTTTGCAATGGATGTGGCAGCAGCCGATGTAGCCGTTATGGTTGAGGTATCAATTCCAGATACTGTTTTAGAGTATTTAGCAAATGACTTACCAAACGAGACCATACTCTTGCCGAAAGTTCCTAAGTCCTGAGAACCTCCGACAAACCATTCTTTCATACCATCTAAACTCGGTATTGTTTTTGCCAATTTGGTAATTGTCATTGCTGCTGCAGACGTTGCATTTATCGATTCAGTATCAACTTTAGATACAGAATCAGAGTATTTGGCAAATGAATTACCGAATGAGACCATACTTTTTCCGAAAGTTCCTAAATCTTCAGAACCTCCTACGAACCACTCTTTCATACCATCTAACTTAGGGATGGAATTTGCAAATTCGCTTATCGTCATTGCTGCTGCAGATGTAGCCTTTATAGTTGATGTATTAACGCCAGCCACCAGACTAGAATAAGTAGCAAATGCTGCTCCAAATGGAATAAGAGATAATCCAAATGAAGTTAAACTTTTAGACCCTGTCAGTAGCTGTTTTAATCCGCCTGCTTCAGGTATAGCGTTAGCTAAATCTGTTAATGTTTGAGCTGCGGAGGATGTTCCTTTAATTACCCCAGGATTTATGTTAGCGACTTCTGTAGCATATATTGCAAATGCTGCTCCGAATGGGATAAGAGATAATCCAAAATCAGCGAGATCCTTTGCCCCAGCTAACAGCTGAGCTAACCCTCCAGATCGTGGTATAGCTTTAGCTAATTCAACTAACGTTTTAGCTGCTATAGCAGTACCCTTAACTGTTTCCGGATTGACATTTGCTACTTGATCACCATATGATTTCATACCAGCGCCAAGGTACTGAAGTTGGTAAGCAAATTTCTGAATTGGATCTTTTCCAAGGTTTACAAAGGTAGAAATGGCATTCACAATCTCAGCTCCAGCTATTTTGACAATACACCCCGCCAGCACGGACATAGATGATCCTATCTCAGGTTTTACTTTGCCCATTGCAGATAAAAATGGCTGCAGTTTCTTTGCAAAGTCTGATAGATTTGTAGCTATTTGCGGCAATCCATCTGTAATTCCCTGACCAACGCCGGATATGATTCCGCCGACTAATTTTCCTAAACCTTCGCCAAGGATTTCTAATACTTGAACTCCACCGTTCATGAAATCCTGGAATCCAGGTATCTTATTGAGACCTCCGAGTACAGCTATAATTGCTGCGAGTCCAGCGACAAATATCGAGAAACTTCCTAACGAATTTATAGCCCCGGCAATAGGAACATTTTGAAGTATCAGCATAGAAGCTGATATAGATAACAGAACCATGCTTAATCCAGCTGATGCCGCTAACGATCGTTTCCAATCCAATTGAGCTACTAGCCCAATAACACCAGCTATTTCCAAAAGAACTGCACCAGCTAAAAGAACGCTAGCGCGCACCTTTCCAACACCAGCGAACCCTTTTAAGCATAATGTAAATACACCTAAAAGCAATGATATTGCTGCTGATCCTGCCATAACTCCAGTTGGATCTAGCTGAG